TCAGCAGGCCGCCACCGTCCGAGATCCGGTAGCGCAGGCGGCACTTGACCGCATACCGCTCACCGCCCTCCAGCACCGGGATGCCGATGGTGAACTCCTCCGGGACAGTCAGCTTGCCCTTGCCTGCGGTTCCCTTGATCTCTTCCTCGTAGGTCAGTTCGTTCTGGCCATTGGACAGGCGAATTCCGCTGGCGAAGTTGACCTTTTTCTTGGCCTCCAGCGTCCGGCTGATCTCTAGCATATCGGCTGCGGGCGGGGTAGCGATGTCCGGCAAGTTGTCCTCGATGAACTGGGCGAACTGTTCCTGCGTCATCTTGTTGCCGTTGCTGCGGCTCCACGTTTCCCATTCAGGCGACAGCGGGCAGGCGTACATGGCCTTGTAGTCCTTCCAGCCAGCCTCAGAGCCGTTATCATCAAAGACCGCCACAAACAGCCGCTTAGCAAGGTTGCCGTAGATCCGTGTCGAGTCCGTCTTTTCCTCATTGACGTAGCCAATGAAGCTCTCAGCATCCATGAGCGAAACCATGCCCTTTTTGCGCGGCGGCTCCAGCAGGTACTCACTGAGGTCGATGACCTTGGAATTCTCCGGCACGACGACGAACTTCGAGCCATCGATCTCCCTGACCTCCGCGAGAATCGCCCCAGCGTCAAGGGCTGCGCTCACATCGCCGCTCATTGGGACACCCGCTTCAGTTCGCCGGTTTCCATGTCAAGGCTACGCAAGCCCTCGATATTCATCTGGCGCGGGTCTTCGCGGGTCAGGTTGCCCTCTGGCGTTGCGAAGAAGATGGACGTACCCTTTTCTTCCTTCGGAGCCTTGACGGTGATGTCGTCGATGATTTCCATCTGACCGCCCTTGCCGGGTTTCAGCTTGAGCTTGAGGATCAGTTCGCCCTGCTTGCCGGTCTCGTCGCATCTGGATACCAGCTTGTTCAGTTCGTCCGTCAGGTCATCGGCCAGAGTGCCGAATCGCAGCGCGTTGATTGTGTCTGTAAATGGTCGTGCAGCCATGATTACCCCTTTGGTTTTGGTTGGTTTGCTTTCACATACGTCCCGTTCGCGCTGGAATTCCAGAACATCTTGGGGCGCAACTCAGCCTTCGTGAGAAGGTTATTCATTTTGCGGCGCAGCTTGTAGGCAGCGAACGGCTCGCCTTCCATGCGGGCAGCTTGGCGGGAATTGTCATTGCTCATCAACGTCCCCAAGTGATTGCCTTGACCGCCCACATCTGGGCTGTCTGAGCTTCGGTGATGGCGATGCTTGCCATGCGCTGAACCTCGGCATCCTGCGAATGGAGCCGCAGGTAATTCATGCGGTCGATCACATCTGCAAATTCCTTCTTGCACTTATGAACCTCGTGGCTCTGTCCCGGATTGAAATTCAACCCGACAGCTTTCTCGCCATAGGAAAGCTCGCGTTGTGGGGCTTCTGACATATTCCCTCCTTAATGTGGAATGATGATTTGTTGATCAGGAACCGCGATGGTGGGTTCCTCCTGCTTTACCGATCGACGTTTTTCGACGACCGCCCTCATGCCAGCAACCATCCTGACAATCTTTTCATACTTTTCTTCAGCCGGGTATCCGGCCTCCTCAAGCCCAAGGATGAATTTTTCTATATGGCCCAATACGAGATCGCACCCACTGTTAAAGATGTCCACCTCATTCATCTCAACCACTTTTTCTTCCATGATTCCCTCTCAAAATGGAGCTTCTTCAAAATTACTCAGATCAATCTTTGGCTTACGCTTTCTTGGGATAACCACCGTGATGTATTGGTATTGATCAGATGGTTTATTGAAGACCCATCTGATCACTTTCCCGTCATCATCAATGATGCCGTACTTGACCATCAGTCAGCGCGAGACGCAGACACCGCATCGATGCCATGCTTACGCAGCACCTGAGTAAACGCATATGCGCCAGCTTCAAGCACATCCATAGACTGTGTCATGCAGTCAGTAGGCCGCCAGATATACCAGCCCTTGTGCCAGTGCTTGCTTCCGATGCCTTGCTTCTTGAGCCAGTTCACAAACTTGCTGCGGCCATTTGGTAACTCGACCCATGCGAAGCCACAGTACATCGGCTCGCCGTACTGGGCTATGTAATCCTTCTCTGCCTTGATGCCTGCTGCTTTTGCTTTGTCGTAGATTGCTTGAAAGTTTTCCATGATTCGCTCCCTGATTAACGTGAGGTGACTTTGACGGAGAACACTGCTGCGGTCTTGGTGTACTTTGCGAGTACGTCAGCGCCGAACTTAAAGTCAGCCGACAGCTTCTTCCAATCAACAGTGCTGCGGTTTGATTCGATCACGACAGCCTTGAACAGATCTCCCTCGAAAGCATTGACACCGCCGGGAGCAGTGGCCACATCCTTTAGGTCATTCTTGATGGCCTCAGCCTGCTTTTCCAGATCGGCAATCTGTGCCAGCAGTGCGCCGAGGGTGTCGATGTTGTTCAGGTCGTTTTTCATGGTGTCGCTCCTTATTCGCTGTCCGGTCTCAAGTGACCGTAGGCGTAATGTAACTTGAGCTTAAACTACCTGTCAACAACTTTTTACAAAATAATTTAAAAAGGCACAGTATCTTTCTCTAATGGCATCCCATCGTCCAGCAGGCGCTGGATCGTTATATTTAAGGCATCTAGCTCGTCCATCTTGCGGATAGCCCATGCCCGCTTGTTCCCATGCCAGCCCATCATGCTACCCTGATGGCAGTCATAGCAGAGCGCCACAGTGGTGTACTGCTGGCCTTGGTTGATGTGGTGGGCAGAACTAGGGGGCGGGGCGTTGCAGACGCTACAGGGTAGGCTCTTGACCCGCGCCAAATGCTTCCTCTCTGCTGCATTTAATTTGTTGTTCATCTGTCAGCGCCAATCTATAAAAAGCGGTTCCGAAGGTCACAGCGTCAGCCACAATCACCTCATAGTCCGTCAACCATTGCTCCTCAACCTCGCCGTGGCAAAACACCCTAAACAGCATCCCGAACCGCTCAAAGCTGTCATGGGCCTCCACTTTATCCACGGGCTTGGAGCAGATAGCGCACATAGGCCACCCCTCAATCTTGGTCATAGCGTCAGCTTCCCTTCCACTCGCTTCGATGCCTCTTGAGTCCTGTAGACCTCTACGCGAGCCTGCGCCGCAATCAGATCCCAGCGGTACTTCTCCTCGATCTCTACAGCCACACGCAGACCTTCGAGCAACGCAATGTATTCAGGGTCGCTGTAGGCTTCCCGCTCCTGAGCATTGACTGCGGTCTCCAGCGACCGCTTCATGATGATCGCCTTAAGGGACTTGCGGAACTCTTCGGCATAGATACGGTTCGCCTTGGCCTGCGCGAACTTTTTGCCGTTTCTGATGATGTAGTCAATTGCCCGGTTTGGGTCAATCTCTCTTGTCTTTGGGTCAACGCCATCGAAATCTTCGTCACTCATGGCTCACCCCAACAAACGCCAGAAGCTGAAAGCCACGCCCAATACGGCGAACAGGCAGATCATCACGACCAACGCTATCAATACCGAAACCATCACCTCAAACTCGTCCATTTTGCTTTCTCCTTGTTAAGCATTGCTCGCACACCCAACGCTGTCTCAGACCATTTGCAAACTTTACTTGCTCACCGCCCGCTACTGGCTTCCTCTGTTGGCAGTTCGTACACCACTTCGGGACTGCTGACCCTTGGTTCTTTTGCGACACGATTGATCACCTTTTTTATCTGCGACTTGTCTAGCTTATACGCCTTGGCTAGATCTCCGATTGAACGGCCCCGTTGCCATGCAGAATAAATTGCGATGTCTTGCTCTTTCATATCCTCTCCACGTTGACCAACAACTTACCGCCCTTCTCTTTTGCCCAATAAATCCTGAGATCCTGTATCTGCGAATCATCGAGGAAAACGCCTGCATGAGCCAAGCCATCAAGGCTTGCTTTGCAAAGATTGTCTAGGTCGCGCCTTCTGTTGTCTGGTCTGAACGCCTCGATTACTACAGAAACGCCACCACCAATTTGTTTGTTTGCCCTTTGAAGCATTACAGCATCCTGCACAGCCTTCCTGTAATCCCTGCCAGCCTTGCTGATGATCATCCTGTTCTGGAACATACGCCAGTAGGCGTTCACGCTTGGCGGGAACGGTAGCTCAATGATCAGAGCCATTCGCCATTCTCCCCACGGTTGCCCAACTTCCACTGGGCGCGAACATCGCGTTCAAGTATCGATTTCGGATGGCGCTCATTCCAGCCGGGAACCCATTTGCCATTCTCGCCAATCCACCCTTTGAGGAACCGATGAGCAAGGTCGCGGTCAGTAACGCGCCACCGAATAACTTGCCGGACAAGGCAACGATGCCGTAATTCATCATCGCCCTGCCCTTCATTAGAAATCTCCTGTTGCATCGAAGTCCATCGGCATTGATCCGATCTTGTCTAAAAATTGCTGGCTGTCTGCGTGATACCAGAACGAGTACCACTCTTCAGCATCACCATTGCGCTGTTTCTCACATAGAAGCATAGCGTCAGGCAAAGACATATCGATCTCTTTGTTTTGCTGTATTGCGTGTTCTTTTGCTTTGTTGCGCCATAAGATCAGCACATTGTCTACTTGGTCAGTGATAGAAGACGAGCCACGGAGGTCAAACTTCGATGGGCGAGCTTCATCACTTTGTAGTTTACGAATATGATGAACGAGATGAATGTGAACATCATGATCACGGGCAATAGCAGTAAGTTCATCGATGAACGCTTTTTGACCATTGTAGTCATCCTCTCCTGAGACACACTTCATCAAGCTGTCGATAAAGATATGGTTCATATTCATCTCCACGGCAGCGTAACGGCAGACAGCAGCCATCTGTTTGGCGTTTACCGTACCCTGCTGATCATAGAACCAAAGTTTATCTCCAGCAAATATTTTGAAACGGCCATAAGCATCGCGCTTCTGGGCCTCTGGCGAAACTCGGTAATTCTCAGAATCCAGCGACTTGCCAGCGAACTGGCGCAGCATCCGTTTGATGGATATTTTGGGCTTCATCTCGAAGCTGGCGATCAGAACCCGCTGATCACGCTTGACCAGACCCAAAGCCACTTGGCCGGTCATCAGGGACTTGCCGCCGCCGTTCGCTCCGGCCCAGACCGTAACCTCACCCGGGCGGAATGCAAACGTGCTCTGCGTCTCCAGCCACGGCATCGGGACACTGCGGTCTACAGGAGGATTGATCAACTCCTCTTCCAACTCAGCCACCCACAATCCGGCTGGCTTGATCTTCTGCTTGTGATCGGTTTCCTCCATGTACTGCGAGAAATCGATGTTTTCGTCATTCAGGAACATATCCGTCCCACTCCCCAGATTCGCTGTCGATTATCAGACCACCGCATACGGTGATCACCCGTTTTGCCTTCGCTTCCACTAGCGCCTTGTGCAGCCGCTTTGCCTTCGCATACTCTTTCATGCCTGAAACATGAGCCACCAGACCGATCGCAAATCGGAGATCCAGAAGCTCAGGAACCTCGGTCGGTAGGATCTCGACTTCAGGATACCGATCGTGACCTGCATACCGATTCCAGCTTGCCCAACCACGGCTGGGATCATGCGCGTGGCATATCCAGACCCCGGCAGGCTTGAACCCCTGCTTACGCAAGGCGATCAGTGCATCATGGCCCTTCATTGGCCGCCCTTTGAGGCTGCGTGGTTTGTCAGCCAGTCAGGAGAGGCCGATGCCACCGGACGCGTTGGGATGCCCTTCGGTGCGGACTCCTTCCGAACCCAAGTCTGCCAAGTGAGATTCCAATCCAGCTTCGTCGCGTCCTTGGGTTTTGAGACCCAGTAGCTCCGGAAGTTGTCGGCAACCCACATGGGATTTAGGTCTGGCCGGTTCTCCCGGCAAAACTTGATTTGGTCTTCGGACGGAGTCCAGTCAGCGGGGAGGCGCGTAGCGCGAGGCTTTTTCTGCCTCTCCTCTTTCTCTCCCTCTCTCTCTGTCTCTCTCTCTGGGATAGCATCCTGCAAGCTATCTGCTAGCACTCCGCTAGCAACAACAAAGAAACCTTTATCAATCAAAGGCTTGAGACCAGCCTCAATATCTTTGCTAGCAATCCGCAAGCGGAACTCTAGCTCGTCGCTATCAGCCTGAAAGCACCCATCTTTTGACTCAGATGCTAGCAACCAAAGCAGCGGAGCAAGCGCCTTGCTAGCAAGCGGCAAGCGCATGAATTCCTTGTCGTTCAAAAGGTCTCTATGCAGCTTGATCCAAGGAGGGCAGCGATCCTTGTAGTGCTGGAATTTTTCCCAGTTCTTAGGCTTGAGGTTCATTTTCAACCCCGTTATTCCATTGAGCTTGAATCTCATCCCTCGCCTTGAAAACCCAGCTTTCAATTGCTGAAAACTGGTCGTAGCTTAAGTAAATGGTCACTGGCTGATTAAAATCATCCGACCATTGTTCGATGATAATTTTCCCCTCGCTGGTGAAGTCAACGTGGGCAGATTTTGTACCCTTAACATTCATGGCTTTCTCCAAAAAAAAAGCCTTAGGCGAGGCTCTCATCCGTGAGGATGTTGGCGGACTAGTGGACACTAGCAGAACCCCGTCTAAGGCTTGTCCAAGTTTCGCGCCGCCAAGCGCAATGGATCTAATCATACCGCAAAAATATCCGGGCGCAATACCTTCCGTTTAACTTTACCCTTGGTGTACTTTTCAATCGCTATGGCAAGCTCTACGGATGGCTGCTTGCGGTCAGAGACAATCAAGGACATCCAAGTCCGTGATATACCCAGCGCAGCGGCCATGTCAGCTTTTGCTCCGTGTGGCTTATTTGCAAAAAATTCAGGCAACGTCATACTTACTCCTTTTGTAAGCCCGAATTACATCACAAAAAAAGATTGTTGACAAGCGTTGTAATCTGAGATTAGATGTTGTATAGTCGTAATACTTAAGGAGGAGTTAAATCATGAACGACCAAAACACAGTCCCGTATAGAACACCGACAGGGCTTGAGATTGGCAAATACTACCAGCCACCCAAGCCTCGCAACGTCGGGTCAGACCTGATAGACATTTATGATCAGGATCGAATCCAAATGGCTTACATAACAGATGGCAACGAATGGCGGATAGAGAAGATCACGTTAATCGTGTCTATCTTGGCAGTTCTGTTTCTGTCTGTGCTATTGATCGCGCTGGGGAACTAATGACCCGGGCCGAATACAACCAAATGCAGCTTGAGCGTCAGGAGATGCTTGAGCAGGCTCTACGCAGAGCCATAAACCATTCCGCGACGGAGGATGACTGGGCAATCATCCGTTATGAATGCGGTCTTCCAGCCCAAAACAATAAGGTGAATCAACATGAGTCTCATAGCTAAATCAGCATCTTCAGGCGGCGATAGCGAATTTGTACCAGTCCCGGTAGGGATGCATCTGGCTCGGTGCTACCGCATCGTAGACCTCGGCACTCAACCCAAGCAGACAGAGTTCGGCGTAAAGCATCAGCGCACGATCATGGTCAGCTTTGAAGTCCACGGCGATGGCGCAGACGGTAAACCACTGGTCACAAGCCGTGGTGAGCCGATGAGCATCTCTCAGGACTACAACCTGACCTTGAATGAGAAGTCCACCCTCAGCAAGCACCTTGAAGGCTGGCGCGGGGCTACTTTCAGCGATGCGGAGCGCAATGGCGGCTTCGACATCAAGAAGATCCTCGGGGTCTGGTCGATGATCAACGTGACAGCATCTGTCAGCAAGAAGAACAGCAAGACCTATCACAACATCAGCGGGCTGCTCCCTGTGCCACGCATGATCAAGGATGCCGGTCTGCCGGAGGGCTTCAACCCGCTGGGCTTCTTCTCGATGGAGGATGAGAACCCGGACATGGAGACCTTCAATACGGTCAGCCAATATCACCAGAACAAGATCAAGCAAAGCCCGGAATGGCAGCGCCTGAGCGGTGAAGCCCCACAAGCGCAGCCCGCTGGTGGCCACGATAATGACTTTGATGACCCGATCCCCTTCTGATCATGAGCAAAAGAACTCATCCACATACGCTCTTTGATTTTCTGATGAAAGAGTGCGGACTGAGGACTGATGCATCTCTAGCCAAGGCGCTTGAGGTTACCGCTCCGACCGTAAGTAGGATACGGAGCGGTAAAACAAGAGTCACGGCAGACATCATTCTTCGGATACATAAAACAACTGGCCTGAGCGTCGAGTCAATCGAAGCCATGATCGAGGAGAAATAATGGGATACATCTTAGGGTTTGCCTGCTTTGCGGCTTGGCTCACACACATCTTCACCTGCTTCTCAGAAGGCCTGTGGGGTTTCTTAATCGCCGGGGCAATCATGTTCCCCATCGGCATTCTCCACGGATTCTGGCTGTGGTTCTAACGGAGGAAATATGGAAGAGCAAAACGAAGTTCAGGAGATCATGATCCCGATGTCGGAAGTCATCGCCATGATCAGCATGGACGTATCTGTAGTGGTTCCTGATCGTCAGTACGTCAACATGACACCACTTCAGTGCTATGAGGCTGGGGTTATTGATACCGGAACCGCTGTTCGCAAAGCAATCCGCGAGGCTATTGCTGCCAAGTGGGGCGCTAAGCCGGAGGCCGAACAATGAAAAAATTCCTCGCCATGCTTTTGTTTTGCGTGAATGTCCACGCCGGGGAATACTTTGTCACACCGACAGAGGCTGGCGGGGAAATTGTTCTGACCGGAATCAAGACCGAGATGTGCGGAGATGTCTTGAGGCTCATGTATGTCGTGAAGTCAGACCAGACCGTCGTGTATGGCTGCTGGGGGTACATGAACGACAAAATCCATGTCAGGTATGACGATGGAACCCGCAAGGTTTACGACACAAAAGGGTGGATCCACAAAAAAGATTAGGAGCGAATATGACCGTAGCGAATACATCAATTGAAGCATACGACGAACATAAGGCAGCGGGTAAGGTGGGCGCACAAGCTCACATGATATTGGGGATTTTGAATAGCGATCAAAATTACTCACGCAGGGAAATTGCAAAAGTTGCTGGCATCGAGTTGTCTTCCGTCTGCGGACGGGTGAATGAGTTACTCGCAGTCGGACTTCTGGTAGAAGACCCAAAAAGAAAATGCTCGGTGACGGGCAAAACCATTAACCCAGTACGAACAAGGAAAGACGATGACACTAATAGCAACCTCTCACTCTTCTGAGTCAGGGCATTGGTACAGCCGGGATGGTGACCCGCGTTACACCATTGTCGGCAAGAACGGAAAGCTCAGGAACACCACCCTGCGCGATGCCCGGGAGCATGATCTTGTCCCGTCCGTCACGACCATTCTTAATATCGCAGCCAAGCCAGCCCTGACCAACTGGCTACAGGAGCAGGTTCTGCTGGCTGCACTCACTCTACCGAGGGCAGAAAATGAGCCAGAAGCTGTTTACATTAAGCGCATCATGGAAGACTCTAAGACGCAGGGTCGCGATGCAGCAGACCTCGGGACTGACATCCACGCAGCGATTCAGAGCTTCTATGAAGGGCGTAAGGAGTCCCGCTTCCCGTTCCATGTCGCGGCCTGTGATAAGGCGCTTCAACACACCTTCGGGGAAGTGGATTGGATCTGCGAAAGGTCTTTTGCCCATGAAATGGGATTTGGTGGGAAGTCCGACCTGCTTAGCACAGTGGGGGATGGAATCGTGGTTGACATCAAGACAAAAGACTTCGACGAAGAGTCCATGAATAAGGTCAAGCCATATGACGAACACATGATGCAGCTTGCTGCGTACCGTGTTGGTCTGGGCGTACCCAAGGCTCGATGCGCGAACATCTTCTCGTCGCGCACCAACCCTGAGCTTGTGATCGTCCACCAGTGGGCGGAGGAAGACATCCAGCGCGGCTGGCTCATGTTCTGCGCTCTTTTGAATTTCTGGCAATTGAAGCACAACCATGAGTGAGGTGAATATGAAAGCATTTCCAACACGCAACGCAGAGGAAGGCATGGACTTGCGTGACTACTTCGCAGCCAAGGCTATGCAAGCGTATTTGGCAGACAAAGACCTTTATGAATGCTGCGAAGAGGCGGGAGATATTGACTTCCATGATCTAGTTGCAGATATGGCATACCAAATTGCAGATTCAATGATGAAAGAGAGAAAAAATGAATCCAGTTGAAAAGCTTATCGACGAAGCCCGCAAGTACGTCACCGAGGAAGATGCGAAGACCGCCTACATGAATTGCAAGGAGGATCGAGAGGATCCGATCATTGCCGAGCAAGTTCACATCGTAGAGTTTGCGGAGAATCTGATCGGCATGGTCGGGCCTCGTATCGCCAAGGCGGAGCTTGAGGAGTGCATCAAGGTCGTGCAGGCATTGAACCCAGCGGTAGCCGAAAAGCTCCGGGAAGTTCGGCAGCGCCCATAAAAAAAGCCCCCAGTACGTTCTGGGGGCAAACCTCACGCGAGCGCGTGGAGGAGGCTCAGTTGCCAGTGAAGACTCTATTCGGGTTCTTCATCTGGCGCAATACACTTTCAGCTTCACCGACCTCGTCATCCATAATCGAATGGACTTCGGCGGCTCGTCTTCCAGCCTCTTCGCCTGTCTTATAGGTAGGCCACCTGCCTGCTGCTATTTCGTCTTTGAATAGCTGCTGTAGCTCTCCCCGACCCCTAATTTTCCCGCCGACGTAACCCGGGACGTTTGCGTGTTCATCGCCCTTGCCGGTGGGGATGGTGGTGGTATAGACGGTCACCGGCCTGCCTTGTTCATCCATACCAACCGCGTTGCCTTTGATGGTGTTGCGATGGTAATCGACTATTTTTTGCTCCAGTGGGGCAACCTTAATTTGGCCCATCTTTGACCTAACCCGATCCTCTGCTTTTGCAACGCGACCGCCCTTCTTTTTCCCTATCAGCTTCTTCTGCTGCTCAAGGTACTTGCTGACGGTATCCAGCCACTCCTGATCAAAGACCTGCACCGGCTGGGCAAGCTCATATGAACGGTAGTCTCCAGACGGGTCAGCGCCCAGCAGCCTGCGCTGCTTGGTCTGGGTGCTGAACATCACATCGTATGGTATGCGCGTCTCCAACCCCCCGATGTACTCTCCAGCCATCGAAATTGGATAGCCAGACGGGTGCATCGGGTCAACCGTCCTGCGAGCCTTGTCCATCTTTGCCATCGTGAAACCGGTTGTGCCAATCGGATCTTCAAGGATCGATGCCTCAGAGATTGCTTTGCGGGTCGCTGGGACATCAGGGAACCCCATCTTTTGGAACTCGGCATTATTCATCCGTTTGACGAACGCGGTACGGAGAACCCCGTTGCCCTTGTCCAACAACTGCTCGCGCAGCTTCGGGCTGTCAATACCAACAAAGTCTGGATAGAAGCCACGGACATCCTTATCGAATGCAGTCTTGGCTTTCTTGGTCAGCTTTGTGCTTGGCAACTGAGCCGCCAGCGCGTCCGACATCATCGTGTTGAAGTCAACCTGCTGGAGTGAGCCGGAGCTATAGATCCCGATCACATCGTCCGCATTCTCAGCAGCCTGCTCAATACGGTTTTGCAGGGCTGTGACCTTACCTTTACCAGACTCCCATGCACCACTGCGGGCTGGGTCTTTCGAAAGGTTCGCCATTGAATACTCAGGCCCGCCAGTCAAAGGAACGTCCCATGCCAGCTTCTGGTCATTGATATGCGTCAGGATCTTGCCGGTAGCGGCTCGGTCGCCAATCTTCGGGAAGCCAGCTTTTTTGTACAAATCCTCTGGGGTCAGAACTTTCCGCTCAGGCATGATCACCAGCGGGTTGTCTACCGTTGTCGCGGTCATCTCATTGTACGGGCGGCGCAGCTTCACATCGCTGATCGGATGCCAAAGACCAGCAGCCTCAGCCTCTGCGCGGCTCATGCGCTTCCCCGGCGGGACTGCGTACATCGCTGTCGGAGCATACCGCTCAGCCATCTGCGCGGCAGTCTCAGCGACAGCAGGTGCGGCCTTCTGAACTACCTTGGCAGTCTTCCCGGCAAGCTTGGCAGCAGGCGGCAGGACAGTCAGGGCAGCGCCAGTGGTCTCCGGTAAAGGCTTCAGTGTCTGCCCACTTCCGCTAGTCAGGCGGTCACCGTAGGATATTCTTTCGGCGGTCTTTGCGAGGTCATTGACAAAGAAATCATCCACAAGACCCAATACGCTATTTACAGCACTTGCTGCGCCCTTAGCCTGCCAGCTACCCTCTTCCTTCAGTGGGCGGCTCTTCAGGAACTCGCTTGCTTTGCCAAGGCCAGATGCAATGCTACCCATAATTGGCTCTGGCTCAACAGCGCGGAACTCTTGCTTTACCTCTGGCGTTCCACCTTCGGCCATGTGGACTGCGCCGCCACTCCCGTAATTACGCAACTGGCTTGAGAAGTGGTCATCAACCACCTTCAAAACATCATCTGTATATCCGCCATTTTCCGCATTCACAGAGCCGCCCTCTTTGTAAGATTGACCTTTTTTTGCAGACTCCATCATCTCTGGCGTGAGGTTGCCAGTCCCATATTTTCTTTGAAGATCCGACAACTCAGCCATTTTTACCTCAGATTATTTGTGCATTTTTCGGACTACACCGCCCAGAGCTTTGTGGCTTACCATGCCGCCGCCACGATAGTCTGTGGGCATATCCGGCCTCGGTGGAGCGCCATACTTGGCCAGAAGCTGCTTGCGCGGGTCGCCATACTGCATTCTATTGACTCCGCCGCCGCGACGATACTCCTGTGGCTGCTCAATCTCTTCCGGCTCAGCTTCTTGAATGATCACCTCTGGTTCTGGTGCTTCAGGCTCCGGGGCTGGCGGGCGGTAGTCATCAGGGACAACCACGCCGGTATTCTCGCCTTCAACCGAGGACGGGATGTTAATTTCCTCTTCCTCAGCATTAGCGCCGACAGGGCTTGTGCCAGACATCCGAGCGGCTCCTTTTGTGCCTGCCATGCCAATATTTCTCAGGCGAGCCTGCTCGGCGGCAAACCTGTCTGCCCGCTGCTCAAGCTGGCGAAGCAGCGCATTCAACTCCGCTGGTTTGCCGGTGTTGAGGATCTTTGTGACGCTTGCGGCCACCTCCTCATTCTTGAACAAATCTGGCGCTTTCCTCATGATCCTGAAGAAAAACTCTTTCGGGCCACCGGCAGCAAGATCCAGCATGGTCGCGGCCACATTGTCGCCCTCGAACTCCTTCTGAAGTTCTTTGCGGCGGCCTGTGGCTGATCCTTGGGCAATTTGCTGGCCAGACTTCACGTTGCGCGATTCAGCCTTCAGGATGCCCTTGAACACCTCAAATTCCTGCGGCGTATCGAACAGGGTTTGCAGGCGGCCTACATTGTTCTCAGCACCCAGCACCTCTTCCGCTGCGTTTATAGCGTTTTTCGAGTTGCCGATCTTGTCGATGAACTGCTGGGCATAGCCAATACGCAGGGCATCCTTCTCAGCCGGGGTCAGCTTCGAGACATAGTCAGCAGCCCGGTCTGGAGCCATCTTCCCGAACTGGTTTCGGCCAAAATCAAGTGCGTCCAGTACCTCAAGGTCGCCCCTGTATTGGCTTCGGGCAATCTTGTAGTCAGGAACAACCTCATCCAGTACGTTCAGGAAGGTGTTTTTGTACTCATTCAGGGCATGGGATGCATCCTGAGCGGCAGCATTTTCGCTGCGGCGGCCAGACCGGATGATGTAATCCAAACCGCGCTTCATTTGATCCAGAGTCTTCACATCAGGAGCGGCAACCAGATCCATCTGATAGATACCCGGCTGGGTCTCGGTGATCTTGTAGATCTCCTTCATGTCGAACTTAGATGGATCTTCCCCCTTCGCGATAGCGTTTGCCTTGCGAATCTTGTTGGTCTCCAGAACCTGCTGGTACGCCTGCTTGAACTGCGGCTGGTCAAGCATCGACAGGATGCGAGGATCCGTGACTGTGCCGTACTTGTAGGCGTTTTCGTACAGGGTGTCGGCATTGCTGCGCAGATTGTCGGTCAGGGCTGTCTCGGTGTCGAACATGGTCTTGCCTTTGCCGACACGCTCCTCGACCATCTGCATGACGTTGCCCTTGGTCTTGCGGCCAGTCTTCAAGACATCCTTAACCATTTCAGTGCGGCCAGCACCGGGACGGTTTGCCACGGCCTCAGCCAAGTCAGTCAGGCCGGGGGACACATCGCGCAATTGAGTGCGCGGACGGGTTCCAGCAGGCTGCGGGCTTGGCATATAACCACGTTCCAGCGCAACCTGACGGATGGCCTGCTGCGGGGTCATCCCGTCCTGAGCCATCTTCTTAAGAACCTTGTCCAGCGCGGCCTCTTCAATCCGATTAGTCCCGGGCTTCAGCAGGCGTTTGTAGATCCCCTTGCCGCCTTCGTAGAGCAATTCACCACCCTTGCCCACGATCGGGCCGAGCGAGCCGCCAAACAGTGCGCCCTTGCCAGATTCGAGGAAGCGGCTGCCCAAACCCTCTTCGCCAGCGCCAAAGCCGGAGATGGCCCCGGAGGTAGCGCCTGCGGTCATCGCGCGGCGCACAGGCGTTTTGGTCAGCGAAGGCACGAGCCGAGACATCCTCGCTGCATTTGCTGCGGTTAGCTGTTGACCGCCGGGGACAGCCATTGCGGCGATAGAAGGCGCAACGCCGCCGGTGAATTCTCCGAACAGCGCCTGCCCGGGATTCTCTTCAGACCAGCGGCGATAGTCGGCGCGAATGTCATTCAGGATCTGGTCATAGCTTCTGTTGCTCTGGCCGAGCGAACGATACAAAGCCTCGGCCTCGTCACCGAATGACATCCCCATACCCTGACCAAAGAAGGCGCGGGCGCGGTTTCCCATATCAGAAGCGGGCGGAGTCCCCCTCAGACGCACCACAGATTCGACCGGAGCATCCTCTGGGTCACCGCCCTGCTGCATCTTTACCGCGCCACCATGAGCGTATTTCTGGCGAAGTGAAGCCAGATCACCATAGCCTTGGTAGTTGTTGACCATATCCACGATGCCGCCGTTTCCATAGCCAACCATCCCACCCTGAGCTTTGTGTTCGACAGGGTAGAAAAACTGCTTATAGGTCTTGCGGCGCGTGTTGATTACCGGCCTGTCTGGCTTTCGAGGGTCAAAAATTGGGTTGGCGTTCATGTAGGAGAGCCAAGCCGCATCAGCGCCATCGAGGTGGCGATTCGCCTGAAAGTAATCAGAGAAAAACTTCGCCTTATCCCTCAGAGACTGGTTGTATGCAAGCAGCGCAGCGCCAACGTCTTTGTTGGTTTCATAACCGTTTTCAATCGAAAGGGTCATTTTTATAAGCTGCTTGGCATCAAAGTCAGAAACTGATCCAGTGCCTTCTTTCCGGTTCTCCGGAGCCAGCTTAGATGCGATCGACTGCATCGTCTGGTATGGCGTTCCAAGAGTTATGCCGGGACGATAGGCGTAAGAAGGCCCAGTGGAGTTTTTCTTGTTGAGCGCCAAGAATCTCTTCACATCAGCATCTGTTGCCAATGTGTTTGAAGTTAGGCCCTCAAGTTTCGCCAAAGACTTTTGTGCGCCCTTTGTGTTGCTGACCAAAAGCTGCTGAACCGTCTTATCACCCACACCCTCATAAGGGCGAGTGTTTGAAGGAACGCCAAGCTGACGAGCAATAAAAGGCACATCCTCAAGATCAAGAACTGGCTCTTTTTCTTTTGGTGGTTTTGGCGGCGGGCGACCCTCGCGCTTCTCTTGAAGGCGAGCATTTTTTTCGTCTATCCGATATTGAGCGGCCTGAGCTTCTACAGCTTTTCGATCTGCCTCATTCTCAGGCACTGCGGCGCTGCCAAACTTCTCCTGCGCGGCACGAGCAAGATGCTTGTCAGTGTAAAGTTTTCCCTGACTGCTTAATGGTGCTGGCTTTTCATCTTTTTTCTGGTCTTCAAGCCCAAGAATTTTTCGAGCGTCCGAAACCTCTTGTTCAGTGACGGAATTTGGGTCAAGTCTGTACTGCTCAAGAACTCTATAGGCTCTTTCTTTGAGATTAAAGCCGCTTGCATACTTGCCGCCCTCTATTTTTTCCAACCCAAGTATGATGCGAGCATCTTTAAGCTCTTCTGGAGATACAGAGTTAGGGTCTTTCCTATGCTGCTGCACAACACCAAAGGCATATCTTTTCATTGCAGCAGTAGTGCCTGCGTCAGCAGCACCGGCTTTTGGCGCAGTCATACGGGCAATTCTTGCCTCGATCTGCTGACGCTCTGCGCTGCCCTCTGGCAGCGAAGCGGCTTCCATTTGAAGCTGTCGAACAGGAGATGCCGGAGCCTCTTTGATGCCAGCAGTGCGGACATATGCATCCAACTGAGCCTTAGACAGATCAGCGGCCTGAGAGCCAAGCTGCATCTTGTACTTCATCTGCATCTCTTCGAGGTCGCGCTTTGCCTTTAGCTTCTTGTCAGCCTCAGCGCCAAGAACCTCGTTCACATTGCTGAGAGATTCACCAAAAGATCCGGTGCGCGTAGGCTTACCAAACGCTGCGGCAACACGGAACCATGCGCCAGCGTCCATCGGCTCATTGGCACGTTGCAACAGGACGCGCTGAGCATCCTGCATGATCTCAGCATTCGTTTTCTGCGACTTTTCAAGTGCGGACACATAATTAGTTGCAGCAAGCACAGCAGCATTTTTAGCGCCGGGACGAGAAAATCCAGAGGTTGGCATACGCTCCTCTGGCATACCCTCCGATGAAGCAGGCTGACTTACCTGCTCATCTTCATAATCATCTTCAACGCCATCTGGGATTTCAAATGGATCAGCCATTTTGATTTTCCTTATTTTGTCGGTGCGTTTAATCTACCCAAACCATAAACGGTTGCACCAAGTTGCGCGGCTTGAGACAGAGCGCCCGGGACATAAACGTCAGCAGGCCCAACATTTTCTGTGTATTGGCGAGTCGGAATTTGCAAACCACGAATGGCGTTGTTGAGGAACGCAATCTGCTCGCGATCGTAGTCACGCTGACCAAGGAAGTCTTGATATGCAAGGTCGAGGCTGCGCTGTTGCTGGTTCTGCATTTGCTGACCGACACCCTCAATTGCACCAAGCCCAGTAAGGCCAAGGCTCTGCTGGAGCGCACCCTGTCTGGCAAGCTGCTCACCGGCCTGCAATTGTCTGGCAAGGTCTTGTGTCGAGATTGCGCCGGTAAGCTGGCCAAGCTGAGCCATGCGAGCCTGATCAGCAGCAGCCTGCTGTCCTGCCTGCGTATAGCCGCGCTCAAGCGTCTGCGCCTGCTGAGCCATTGTGGACTCTTGCAGATCGCGCATCGCCTTACCTAATGCCTCACCGCTACGGCTACCACCAAACGTCCCGCCACCAATGAACTGACTTTGGACGGTCGGAATAATGTTTTCCGACATCTGTCGTTGGGCAAGATCACCAATGCGATTGACGACACTCGATGTGTACGGGTTCATGTATGAACCGATCATATCGGGAGTTCGAGCAGATGCAGCCTGAAGATAAGGAGACGCTTGATCCAGTGCACTCGATGTGCCAGCATTTTGCGTATAGTTCATCGCCTGACTCAGTGCTGGCTTATAGCTCATCGCGGCTTCTGGCGTTTGAGCAAAAGCCTGCTGCTGATATGGCGTAAGTTGAGCCAACCGAGGAAGGCCATACCTTTGGTACGGCTCAGAGGCAATCGCGTTTGCTTTCGCAATCAGACCTTGCGTATAGTCGCTATACCAAGCAGGCGTATCTGTGGCTGACTTGCCGTACTTGGTAACGGACTCAGGCGCTTTGCCGCCAAAGAGAAAATCGCTAAGAGACATTTTTACCCCCTACCTCTTTTTGAGGATTTAAGATATTCCAGTGGGCTTTTTGCATCAGGCGAGAACTTGCCTTGCGACAAAGCGCCGCCCTTTTGTTTACGCACTGCTTGGCGCATTTGCTCTAACTTGTTTGCCCCTGCTTTGCTCGAACCATTACCAAGAAGCGCAACGGTTTCAGCGTCGATCACAAATTCGCCATCAGAAAGAACAGCAGGAATATCATCAGACCTGCCATCAAAGTTGCCTTGAGTTGCAAGTGCGCTCAAGCCACCCTTTGCGAATTTACGCATTGTTCTCGGGATCTGGCCATAGGTGTAGTAGCCATACTCATCACGCGCTGGCTGAACATTCCCGCCTTCCGCATATCTGATTGGCTCGTACACCGTTGGGCTAAAGAAGTCATGCTCTCCGCCTTGAGTGCCGTAACTGTAAATGTCGCCTTGGTATCCAAGTTGATTGCGATTCATGCGATAGAGATCAAGCGGCTCATAAAAATCAGGGCTTCCAATTTGACCTTGGCTGCCGCTGCCAGATGGTTGGTCATCAGGTTTGTCTTGACTAAGCAAGGAGGCAGCGCCCAAGGCTAATGGGATGGAATACTGCGGATTAGAAACAGCCCAACTAACTGCGTCTTTCCCATACCCAAGAGCTTTGTCCAACATACTTTGTGGCTTGACCACATCGTCTAGCATTTCAATTTGTGGGCCGAATTGATTTATAGTCGTTTGGCTGGGGGTTAATCCAACGGGCGGCACAGGATTGGTGGCTGGATTAAGAAGATCGTACCCAACTGGCGGCTTTAACCCACTACCCGGCATTTGGCTACCAGCAACCCCGGCTGCTTCATCAAGAAAATCTACCGCAGTATTTGCCCCCAAATTAGACCCAGTGTAAACACCAGCGCCGGGAGATGGAGTTGTGGGTGGTGTTGTTGTCGATGCGGGCGGCGCAGTTACCGATGTTGGTGCAAACGGATTGTTTGGTGGCAACGGCCCATTACGCAAAATATCATCAGAAATATCAAGGGCGCTTTTCCCCAAATTTTGCCCTAGTTCATCGCCATAATTTGCGCCAAAAGAAGCAACATCACTTAATGGGGAAATGGGCTGTTTTGCAACAGAGCCAAGAATTTCATCGGCAGATTGCAAGCCAACATCACCAAGCTTATCAGCGGTGCTTGAAATGCCTTTTTGTAGTGCGGAAGCCTCTGATGTTGGCTGACTTCCACCAGTGCCAGATAGCGAAGCTGCCCCCCAAGTAGTGAGACCAGCGATTGCGCCGCCTTTAATGGCCTCATCAAAATCCTCGCCTTGGAGCAAGCCAGCAGCGGTATTCGCCGCACCAGCGGCCACTCCCATACCAGCCGCACCATAACCAAGTCCAGTAATACCAAATGCACCCGGGCCAGCAAATGTTGCTGCCGCCATAGTTGCAACAAATGTCAGCGGATCATCCAGTATTGGCTGAACGATGTATGTGTCTACAGCATCAACAACGCTCTCAATAGCTTCAACGACTATGCTCATGTTACACCTCGCCTTCCATCGGGGATGGCTTTCTCAAGCCCTGTAATGCGCCAGTCATTTGCGGCGCTCTTTGTGGCATTGGCGGCTGCGCTGCCATATCCAAATCTTCACCAATGTCAGATTCTGCTTCACCAAGATCGCCAGACTGCATGGCTGCCATAGCCTTTTGTGCCGTTGCGTCACGAATTGCAGACATGGTTCTGTCCATATTTTCTCTGCCAATTGGTTTGGCAAGCTCAATTTGGTTTGGATCACCAACCATCAGATTCACAACGTATTGACCATCAGCGCCGGTCTTCACATCAAAACCCATGCCGGGGTTTGGTGGGCTGCGCTGGATGATCTTAAAAATATTGAGCAGGTTCTGGTCGCGGAACTTCGTTACCAGCAGATAATAGCCAGCCTTATATGCATCGATCACAAACTGGTAGCTAGACTGCAAAAAGTTTTGTGCAGTATCAGCATTCAATGCGCGGAAAGACCCGACACCGGGCTTCTCAAGGTCGCCATGAATAATGAAAATCGTGTTACCGTAACGAAGAAACTTTGAGTTAGGCATCTGCGCTTCACGGGCAAAGGCTGCGTATACCATCTCCACTGGGTATTCGCTCTGCGTATTCTCAGCAGCAGCTTGCAGGAGTTCATTCACCTGCAACATCTGTTGTTTGCTATCAACGATCATAATTAGACCCTCATGTCAAAAAGTGCGGCTGAGTAAACATTCCCCATGCCAGCAGCAAGACTCAGGCACAATCCATCGGGAAAATCAGTCGGTTGAGATAAAAAACGCTCGTCATGCGTAGTTCGGTTGGTTATGCTGGGTATTTGATCAGCTTTATAAGCTTCGACCATAAGGGCTGTCTCAAGCAGGCCACTTGCACCCATCGTATGACCGATTTTTTGTTTGAATGACGTAGCAACGAAATCAGTAAACCGCGATAGTATCGCTGTCGCTTCAGACGCATTATTCGACTTCGTCCCCGTACCGTGTGTCTTGATAACCGCGACTTCATCAGCCTTCACCCCAGAAAAATGCAAAACGCCATCGATCGCTCGGACATATCCCTGACCATCCTCACGCTGACCAATGGCGTTGTTGATCTCTTCGCTTGCAGTCCAAGCGCCGACAAGCTCAGCAGTCGGAGTTCTAACTAGATGATCCTCTGACTCGAAGACAGCCAGAGCAGCGCCCTGACCGACGTAGAACCCATAATTCACATCATCAAACGCGCTTGGCACAACGCCGTTCTTTTGCTTTTGATCTTCAGTGAGACAGGCTCCAGACTCACCAAAGAAATCGAGGACAGAATGGCTCACCGCGTCCTCAACAGTGAGGACAACGACACGGGCATACCCGTAGACCTTAATCAGTGTCTGAACATCCATCATTACCTTCAGGCTCGACACGCAAGCCGTTGCGTCCGTCGCTATGTAGTCGTTTGCGCCACAGGCTTGGGCGACTCGACCGGCATACACTTGCGTCAGACTCAGCGGCAAAAACTTGTACTGGTACGTCAGTCTCGACTCCTTCGCCATTCGTGGGTTGATCCCAGCGAAGTGCGCGTTGCCCGAGGCTAAAATAAAGGCGGTCTTCCCCGCCTTGGTTTGCTTCAACGAATCCATCAGAGGCTTGTCCAGCACCTTGTCTGCAAGCTTGTGAGGTGGGTATATCAACCCTGTCTTCACATTCTTGTAGGTGTCTGGGAACCAATGTACCTCCTGCGGATAAAGCACATCATCAAACAGTTCTGTAGCCTCTGTTGATGCGGTTCTGTAATCTGTAAGGAATATTTTCATTGAATATCCTTCAGAGCCTCATCAGCAGATGCTGGCATCTTCTTTTGATGTAACATCAAAAAGTCATACAACTCTTGGACAGTTTTTGGCTGCAAGGTCTTGCCGGTTTCCTCGTCGATGGCAAACGCATCGCACATATAAATTCCGGTAAGCAACATATCCAAACTATCGAGGCCACAATTTGCGAAGTCATCAGACATCGAAGTTGCGTCCACATAATCATCATTAAACGGCTTTGCAATCTTAGCTACTGCGTTCAGCAGCTTCAGGAACTCTTGTTCGTTCATGCCATCACCTGTGCAAATCGACTAGCCCATTCACGCCAGTCTGAGAATTGAAGTGGGCTTGGAGGATTTTTCTGGCTTATGCCCGAGATAACGCAAAAAGCGACAGCCCACTCCTGCCACTTATTCTCGTCCATCAGCCTTGGGATTGGGCCGTATTCATCAAGGTCGAGTACGATCTGATCTGCCCAGTCTTGCAAGCCGATTATAACGGGTAAAGTTATCAATTTGTCGCCCCAAGGACGGTTCCATCGGCCTCTTCAATATGGGCAATAACCTGCCCCATCTGATAGTCGCCATTGATCACGTTGGACTCAAACCGGAACCGCATCTCCCGCCGGATCTCCTTGAAGAAGATTACCTGTTCGAACGGGGTCATCGGGTTCGGTACGATGACCTTTTGCTCGCCGGGGATCTCTTTTGACCTAGCGTTTGCCCGCCCGGTGATCTGGACGGTCATGTTGCCGGACTGCACGAAATCCGGCTCCAAAAGCTCGCAGCGCAGGGACTTGTTCTTGCCCTGCATGACCAGATCGCTGATGTCGGCGGTCTCAAAGTAGCTCTGGATGGCGTTCTCAATGCTGATGTCCACCTCGTTGACCCCAACCTCGTGCTGCCAGAACTTGTAGTTGTCGCTTGAGTAGGTGATCCGGATGTCGCCTGTCTGGGTTGTCCGGGTATCGCCCGCCTCTGTGATCCGAATGTCTGGCGGCGGCTTGTTTGCGTTGAATCGCACCCCTGTCAGCAGCGGAGTGGCGAACTGGGTCGCAAATTCACCGGCAGAGCGGCCATCGTTGGGCAGTTGAGTGTCGTACCATGTCTGCTCTCGGATGTTGAAAATGATGGCGTGGGTGCATTCTGTGGCGGATCCTCTCGGGTAGCACCACCAAATTTCGCCAAAACGAGGCACTTTGAAGGCAAAAACCTTCTGAGAAGCCGCCCGGTTCAGACCATCAAAGAAATAGTTGATGTTCAGGTCGTTCGGGATGTCCCTGACCACGCCATTGAACATCAGAAAGCGGTCTACGCCGCACCAGAGGTAGATACCGTCGTACTCAATCACCGAATTCGGGGACAAAATCGAGCTTTGGGACGAAATGGTATCGAACTGGAAGGTCTGAGCGCCACCAACGAATGAAGCCCGCACCACCGCGTCGGTAGACCAATACAGGCCTGCTGGGGCGTTGCCGGGGCCACCCCGAAGCGGAAGTCCTCGGACGATCTTTTGCGCGGCTACGCGGGCGTTCCCGGAGCCGGGGCCAGTCAAATTGGTGGGGTCGCCGGGGGCAGACCAGCCAATCGAGCCATCAGTGCCAAAAACCGTCAGATACGGGTGCAGGACGCAGACCCCGCCGCTGGCAGACACGCCAGACGGAACTGGGACTTCAACCAGACGGTCGGTTGCCCGCAGGTCACCAACAAAAAGCTGCCCGCCGAGGGAGTTGTACAGGGAATCTAGGTTCTGGGCGACTTGCGCGATTATCTTGTTCGACGGAACCAGATTGATCGAGTCATACAGAACGTCGAATTGCCATGCGTTGCTGGCATCGTAATTCAGGGTCACAGGCGTTCTGTCCGTAACCGCACTTGCGTTGCCGTTCTGGTCAAGGGTGAATCGCTCAAGGTTCTCTGAGCTACCAGAGTGAATGAAGGTGAAACCGTTTTCGGTGTACGTCTTCATCCCACGGCTGATCTGGTTCAGGTAATTGCTGACAGCCTTGTATCCGCCAATCTTACGAGGAAGACCGCGCTGGAAACGAACCCATTGTCCGTCAACGTAAAAATCTCCCTCGAATTTTGTCCCGTCCCGCTTGATCCCGGGCTTGGAAGCAATAATGACTGGCGTTGCGGCCATTAGAACGTACCTCCGTCAACTGGATCCAGCCCAAGGTTTACCCTTGCCGTAGCCGCGTCAATTGCGCCAGTACCACCCAAGCTAACAGGGAGAGGTAAGCTAATGCCGCCAGTCTCAGCAGAGACAACTTGGTTGCCGTTGCAATACAAAATAGTCGATGCTGTCTGTGTGACGGTAACACCCGGTGTTGTGGCGGTCTTGATCGTCAGGGTATACGCGCCAGTGGTCGAGTTTTTCACCCAGTATTGCTGAACAGTGTTCGGGACAATCACAGTCCTGTTACCCGTCAGGACACCCGTGAACTCATACGAAACCCGGTTCAACTCAGCGCCAGTCAGCGTGTAGGCTCCAGCACCAGCGACGTTGATCGTGGTGTAATCAAACGCGAATATGGCTGGCTGGCCAAGGCCGAGAGAGTAATAATTTATCCCGTCAGTCAATACGATGCAGGACTCAAGTGGCTGCAAGTAAATGTTTGACCCGGTATCAATCTTGTTAGCGCCGACAGTTTGAATGGTGACGATGCCGCTGCCAGCGTTCTTGAACTGCACAAACCAGTTATTGCCAGCAAGGGATGCGAGCGGAAGCGTGAATGTTCCAACACCGCCAGTCCAAAGGAACGTATACGCGCGATCAGGTACGGTCAGCGTGTAATTTGACACATAATCCAGAACCGGCATGGACTGCGAAAGCAGAGATCCAAGTGCAATAATCCCAGTACCGGCAAGAGCGGACGCATTTACAGACGAAATTGACGCGCCATACTGGAAAGTTCTCCAAGTTCCCGCTGGCGTTGTATTGTCGGTCAGGTATATCTGCCAAGTCGTGCCGGGCGCGACGTTTGCGACTTGAACGCCAGCATAATCTTTGACGATGAAAGAATTAGCGCCCGGGTTGTTGAAGAGAATTGTTTGTCCGGGAGACACCTCATTAGCAGGCGGCAACTTTATTGCGTAGCCAGCAGAGTTGCTGGTTACATCCATGATCGTCGCAATCAAGTCTACATTCGACGATGTCTCTACGGGCCAGTAATACTGCGTAGAAGCAACAGACAGCGTCACCGCAGCGTATGAAACGCTTGATGGTGCGATATTGTCGCCGCCAAAAATATTGGTAAAAACAGTCATGATTACGCCTCTTGTCTCGTAGTAGACCTGTCAAGAATCTTCTTCATATCTTCCTGATTCAGTGAGTTGACAGCCATCTCATAAAATCCTTGCCACACAGGGATACGCTCGTCATTCTTCAAGAACGGCGTAGCCTCAAGCAACGTGCCATACAAAAGCGCATTCGGCGCATAATTTGTCAGCCAGTTCTGCTGTTGCTCATCATCCAGAAGTGGAGGGAGTTCGTAATACACGATCTCAACCGGGTAATCCTGATCTGGAGTCTCGGCAAATAACCAGTGCTGGTAGTCATAGTCAGCATAGAAGGTAGGCTCGCCAAGCTGAGTCTGGTCAGGCCAGTACGTCCTGCAATACTCGTAACTGCGGGTGAACAGCGTCTTGCGCGTATTGTTCAAGGCTCCAGCGCCAATATTGATGGAGATCGTTTCACGCCATCTGTCGGGTTTAGCCATCACACAAACGCCAGTCTGCATGGTAGTCACCACTACGGTTTGGAAGCCCTGAATCTTCAGGTCTCTGGCAATCCGGCGCTCAGCCAGATTGATCAACCTTGGGATCTGCTCGTAGACAATCGGGTCTGTGGCGGCAGAAGCCCCACGCTCCAGATAGTTCCGAACGTCACCCTTGAGGTTGTTAAATGTCATTGCCTGCGGCATAGCTGTTCCCTGTTAAGTCAGCATGGTTTCTGCGTGGGTTTTGGCCTCCGCAACCCGGCGCAGCCAACCCCTACCAAAGGTTCCAAACGTCGGCAGACTGCGGTAAAACGCCTCTTTTTCTTCACTGAATTTTGCCACCAATTCCGACTGATTTGCTTCTTTTAATGCCTGCATGGTCTTGGGGCCGATTACGCCATCCGGGGTAGCCCCAATAGCCTTTTGCATAGTCCTGATAGCACGACGGGGGCCAGCGTTGACCGCAAAGTCAAACATTAGATAATCAAGTCCATCAGGCAGTTCGTCGGCCCTGACAGCGTCCCAATACTTCTTGCGGTACATCGGGGCAACGGTCTCCGGGGTCAGCGCCCGCATTGCCTTTTCGTCCACTGCGCGGCCTACCCACTCCTCCCAGACCTTCTTGGTCACGCCAAGGTTGGTCATGCCGCCGGGATCGAGTTTGTGGTTTACGAAGCCACCCTCGTGCTTCAGGATCGCTTTAAGGGCTTCGTCGAAGTTCTCTCTCATTTCTCAATATCTCCTGACAAGCAGTTAATTGGTGAGTGACTTCGTCTGCGTCGGCTGCGATGGCAATAAGAGCTTCCGCAGCCTCTCCTGAAAGTCGGGCTTTCGTGGCTCCATGACCGCCGCCGGGACTGGCGGTAGGGCTGGACACGGCGTTGCTATTGTCTGGACATGAGGCGTTGATGAACAGCCCGTCAGTGCGAGCAATATCAGCAAGCTGCTGCTTCTCAACTTCAACAGTCCTAATTTTCTCAACATAAACTTTCTCCACTCGGTTTTGCGCGTTAGCCAGTAAATGCTCAAGCTCACGCACCTCTTTGTTGGCCTTGTCCAAAACCTTGCCAGCTTCGATAGCGGCTGCTGACTTCTCAGCCTCCCATTCGGCCTTAGTGACTTGCACCCCAGTATGGTGTCCATAGAAATAAGACCCGATGACGAGCGCAAATGCACCGACAATCACCCAAGGATTAGGCATCTTCTTTCCCCGACTTAATGAATTCAATTTTCTCTTGGCCTCTCGTCCAAGCTGAGATGCCAAGGATCGCCATGAACGCAATATGTATAAAGCCGCCTGACTGCAAGGTCATCGCCTGCCATTGGCGAAAGACATCGTTAGTCGCCCTAATCTCCAAGAACTGCATAAGCGACCACAATACGGGGAACAAAACGAAATCGCATAAGCAAATCACCATGTAAGTGACCGCCATCATTGGTCGCCACTTGGTTGTCATCCAGTCAGTTGCTTCGCTCATTCTTACCCCCGCGCTCAACGAATAATTTTTGTCCGCAACCTTTGCCAATTTTACAGAACGGACAAAATTTACTTGTCTGCCTTGTTGTCTAGTTTGTCGAATATCTGCTTCAGCATACCCTTGACCTCATCAATGTCGCGACGATAGTCATCCTTCTGCACATACACATGAGGAAGATCAGCCATCTTGTCCTCAAGGCGTGTGATTGATTTGGTGAGATTATTCAATATCCATCCACCGAAAAATCCGGCGCAAGTAAATCCAATATTGATTAAGAATTGCGGATCCATCAGTTGCTCGCTGGCCAAGTTAGTTGAAGGGATGCCAACTGATCTACAGTTGTGCAGGCGTTTACAGCAGACTCATTTACATTTGATGCTTGTCGAATAGCGGCTCTTGCGGCAAGTGTTTCAGAATCAACTGCCACGCTCGTCTCCGATGCGCGGATCACTTTCCAATCTGTCGGAGCAAGCAGACTTCCAGCGGTTGTCTTGATCTGGTTAATCATGTTGGCTTTGCACTGACCCAGATCTTTGGGATTACCCGGCCCCCAATAGAAGCGGTCATCATAACGATCAGGATCAGGAGCTTCAGTGATGCCGATGGCCTGCTTTTCAGCAAGCGTAGTCAGACGCAGCCAGTTGGCTGGGTACTGCACATCGTTGTGCGTGAACGGCGTGTCAAGCGCCAGCGGTTTGTTGTTAAGCATGAACATCGTTTACCTCGCTAATGCGTATTTAAATGGGTTTTCCGCGAAGGCCGCAAAGATGTATGTGACTCCACTTCCGTTTGCGTTTCCGCCTCTTATCTTTGCACCATTAGATAAAATATCAAAAGCGCGGTCTGGAAGTTCTGCTACAGCTGATTCGGCAAGTAAGCCATTTATCGCAAGGTTGTACGGGCTTCTTTCTGTGTCCATCATGATCCAGCTACCTACGCCGCCAGAAGCTGATTTAAACATCACAAACCTTGGCCTAAAACCACAATATAAGAATGGCCCATCAGGCGACCCGTTGCCTATGTAGCTACCGAACTTGGAAAAGCCCTCTACTTCTGCAAATAGGTAAGCTACCAAAGTTCTACCGTTTCCGTTCGACGTAAGGTCTGCTCCAACAGAAAATACTGATAAAGTTGGAAGGGTGCCATCCCACACAGTAGCCGAGGGTGCTTTGGCGCTTGTGCTTTCAAGCAAAAGATATTCAGTAGCTGATAATGCATCATGCCACACACCCCAACTTGATACAGCACTACGGCCTTTCACAATCATCATCTTTGGCGCAACACCAAGGTTGTGCGCGATGGTTCTTGCGACACCTGTGCCCGTATACGTCACAATATCAAAGCCAGCCACTGGAGTTTCTTTCCATTGCCAGCCGACCACCGTTGTTCCGTTAGGCCAGTTGGCAGATCCCAGAGAAAATCCGTTTGAATTAAAACTGAGTAGGTAATTCGGTGCTGACGCTTCCGCGTTTGTCAGGTTAGAAATCAGGTATTGAGACACCCCTCTAGCTGAATCAATTAATGCATGGTCGCCGGTAGAGCTTCTTGGTTTTGTCCAGAGTAGGTTGGGCTGCATCCCGCCGCTATTTGTAATAGTCTGCGGCGTAGTTCCTGTTGCTGTGTATGTCGTCGCATCAAAATACTGATTACCCTTCACAATCGTCGGTGTCGGCAGGTTCAGCGTGTTTAGTGCTTTGAAGCCGGTCGGCGGTGTGTAGACAAAGGGGCGCTGGCCGAAGTTGACGTTATAAGAAGCTGCGCCGGAAGCCGATCCAGCGCCCCCGGCCATAACAAAACCACCGGCTGTCGGTGCTGCAGTTATAACGCCTTGTGATACGCCATTTTTAAAAAATTCAACTGTGCTGCTATCGATGTCGATTGCACACCCCAAGACATCGTTGGTTGTGTATGAGGCACCGTAGGCTGCCCAAGAACCCTTATATCGTTGACCAGAAATGTCGTACAAAGCATTGGGCGCACCAAAATACTGGGTTTGAGCCACCGCCGATGAAGATGCAACAACGACTTCAAAGTAATACTTACCAGACAACGGCAACCAGATGGAGGAATGAGCGATCCAACTACTCCCGTTTGGAGCCGTTATCGTAAGGTTTCCATTAGTAATGCTGCTCGTTCCAACAACGTAACGCTCCAATATGTCTAGCGGATTCAAAACCGCATAATTCCCCCGCCCATTCCCGCCATCAGCCCACATGGTCGGCACATCCAGCATCGAGTCGTATGTCGCGCCAGCAGTCACGCTGATATTGTTCGGTGTCCAGTTGTTGCCGTTACCTGAATAGTCCTTACCAATAGCTGCTGCGGTGGCCGCGCTGTTGTCGCTGAAGTTTAGGTAGAAGCCGTTTGTACCGTATGTGCCTGAGTATGCAATCGGTTGCCACACTCCTGTTGTTGGGTCTGTTTGCCCGAATGATGATGGGGTAAGTGCCTGACCGTCGATGAAGTTTATCTCGGTTAGGTAGCCATCAAAATATTGAACACGAGCACCTGCATTAGAACCGCTGATTGACTGCTCTATATTATTGTTGATTTGCGTAGTAGTATTTTGCGTATATGTAGTAAATGTCAAAGTTTGTTGAACGCCATTGACCCAAATTTTTACGCCATTGCTGTTTATTGCTTGCGTAGTATCAACAGCAACGACAAAGTGATACCAAGAAGATGGGTCACGAAAAACTGCCGATGTTCCTGCGGTTAAGGTAGAGGCCCCACCAACCACGTTTACAACAAAAAACTGGTCACCGTTAAATGCTAATCCACTATAGTTTGTTGCGTTTGTGCCGCCAAAAAAAACATACTGAACTAGTCCTAGCGCACCGCGCTTTATCCAACCACTCCAAGTCCAAGTGCGACGGTTGCTTGCGACAGAAGGAGTTCGATTCAAATACGCAGACACGCCAGAACGCAACCGAACAGACCGGCTGATTTTGTAGCCACCAGATGAAAGCAACAGCGAATTGCCAATCATCGCGTTCATTATTTTACGTCCTGCAAGAAGTTGGCAATTATCTTCGTCGTGCTTGCCACATAGAATGCAATCACATCAACCGCAGAAGCTGTTGCAGTCAGTGATGGGACACCGCCATTTGAAAAGTCCCAGTACGACCCGAACGCCATTGTCCGAGGTGTAGCGCCCTGTGTAATCACGATCACGCCATACTGACCAGCAGTCATGTTGGTTGGGTTTGCTAATGTCGTGTTTTCAGTTGTGGTATGGGTGAAGTTGTTTGCAAGGTTCAAGTCAACGGCAATAGAGCCAGCAGAACTTGTCAGAGCAGTGAGCGCACCGTTTGATGCCTTTTGTACGATGAGGCGTTGTGATGTTTCTATACGAACCGCCTCGCTGCCTCCGGTGTAGAAGGTCATGGGGAGGTAGGTGCCAGTGCCTGTGATGCCAGAAACCAATCGCACATCTGATGCGCCCTGAGTTCTTATTTGTCCAAAAGCAGCATTTGTAGGGTCTGAGTTATCAAAAAATGCTATTCCAGAAATAACAGAAGTTCCGTTTGGCAGCGCTATCAAAGCAGTTTGAGAATTTGTTGTACTGCTCTGAAACGCAACACGGTTAGCAATTGTTGCATTGCTGAAGTCGCCGGTGATCCTCGGAGCAGTACCACCAAACGTATAAGTGCCTGTTGCGTCAGCAGCGATGCGGAGCTTCTCTGACCCAAAGGTGGAGAAGGTCATTGGCAGGTAAGTGCCTGTGCCTGTGATGCCAGAATTTACAACTACCTGATCTGATTGCGCTCTAAGTTGTGCAATAGATGCATTTGTCGGGTCTGAATTGTTATATGCAACATATCCAGCAATTGAACTTGTGCCGTTAGGAATCGCTTGAAGATTTGTTGCTCCATTGGTGACGCTATTCTGAAACGCCACACGGTTAGCAACCGTCGCATTGCTGAAGTCGCCGGTGATGCGGTTCCCTGTGCTGGTAAAGACTAGATTGCCGGAAAGCGAAGTGTTGCCAGCAATCGTGAGCTTTTCTGTGATAGAGGTCGTGCCGATACCAACATTACCCGTTGCATCAACTGCAAATGGGGTGCTGTCTGGGTTTGTGCTGTCCTCAACCAATAAAGAATAACCGGAGCCTCTCTGCGTAATTCTGACCGCAGCAGACGCGCTATTGACATCAATCGTCACCGGGACGTTGTAATCAGCGCCCGAGGAGATCAGGACAACATTACCGAGCGCATCAAGGGTATACAGGCGCTTATCAACTACGTTGACCGCCAATTCGCCCTGCACAAGCTGACCAGCAGATGGCACAACGCCCGCAGAAGCATTATTTTTCGTGATAATCGTTACTGGCATTTAAACCTCCAAAGGCGCATCTGGGCGCGTGAACGGGAGCGTGATGTTCTCCGTCTGTCTTGCAGGCAGTCGATAGGGATCAAGGTCGTCCAGATCCTCGCGGCAAACGCGCAGGCCCGGGCTATTGGGGTCTGCATACAGATCCGCAATCGACATCTTGCGCCTGCATCGATCGCACACACCGATGCCATAAGTTGATTTACCCGTTGGGTCGTACCAGATACTCATCGTGTGTACACCGCAATGTTGGGAGTGAAATAAATCGGAGAGTTGTCTCGTTCCTCGATCTCCGCCTCGTTGAGCGCCCGCATGGCCTTCTGATCAAGCACAGGCAGCATACTTGGGTCTACCTGCGGCAATTCCTCGGCCAGCCGCGCGGCAAGCTGATAGACGATCGCCTCGAACCAACGCTGGGGAACCTCGATCTCCTCGGTCAGCGTCCCAACGTCCATGATGTACCGCTTCACATAGGTCACCACTTGCCCGAGCGCCTGAGACTCGTTTGGCACAGGCCAGATGTACATCACAGGCTCATTCAGGGTACGATCAAGCCAGAACTGGAGCGGCTTGCCGGTGAAGGTCTTGTTGGGAAGGTTGGCATAGCTGTCGCGGTTCAGGCGGGCCATGACGATCTCGTTGGGTGTATTGCCAACCAGAACCTCGTCCTGATCCAGCAAGCCACCCGGAGCAATCACGCGAAAATAGCGCATGGCCATGCTGCCATCGATGTCAGTCCAAGTCCATTCACCCGCTGTCTGGTTCGGGTTCGAGACGCTTTCGACAGTTGTCCAGACCACACCGTCCGGGCTGGTTTGCAGATTGTAGGCAACCGACGCGCCAAGCCAGTGGACACCCACCGTGGTGACAATCTCAGCCGTTCCCAGATCGAATGTGACCCGATCCACCAGAACGGTCTCTGTGGCCGGGGTCAGGTACTGGATGGTGCGGTAATTGGTATTGAGCAGGTCAACGATGCCGTTGCCTACAGGAACCGCCGCCTCGTTCTCGTAGAGGGGCAGGATCAACTTCTCGATACACCAAAGCTGAAGACCTCGGTTGGCCAGCATGGACAGGATCAGGTACAGAGTCTCCTGCGCCGCTGTCATCTGCTCGCCACCCACCCCCTCGGGAGGCAGGCGGCATTTACGAAACGCATGGTCAATAACCTTGCGCGTATTGAATACCGTCATCGAAACTGTGCCAGAAACCGCCACTTTGTATCTCCTATAAGTCGCAGTTCGCTGGATCAGCGATCTCGGGTGACTACATTATAAATTGCAGGATTAGTATTTAGGGGTGCGACTGAAGGTCGGAACACCACCTTTTTTCAGCTTGGTCAGTGGCTTGCCGGGGTGCATAGCAGCCTCGTGCTTGTGGACAGCCTTCTTGACAATCTTCTTGTCCATCGCAACGTCAGAATGCACCTCGCCGCCCTTCTTCTTGCCCATCACCGCATCGTAAACAGAACGAGCGCCCTCACCGATCTTGCGGGGGATGTACATCAGGGCATCCTGTGCAGCCTTACGGTCAGCGCGATTCTCGGCTTCCTCACGCTCATAATGCTCGCGGTAGCCACGCTCCTGAGCCTGATCCATCTTCTTGTTGCGAGCCTCTTCCATCATCTGCTTCTCACGAGCAGTCATCGCGCCAGCGCCCTTCTTTGGGCCTGCCAGTGACTTCTGGCGGGCGTTGTCGCGGGCAATATCCTGTTCGGTGACAGTGCCGCCACCAGCGTAGCAAGCCTCGCCACCCTTCTTGTAGGGCTTTCTCTCGATCTCAGCGTCCAACTCTTTGAAAGCCGACCGGGCGCGATCCTGCGGAGACATCTTGCTGCGGTCTGGGCCGCGCATACGCTGCATCTGAGTGTCAGCAGCAGCCCTGCGGCGGTCAAACTCTTGCTTGCTGACTTCCTCGTTGTTGTGCATATACTTGCCATTGACCTCCCGGAACACGTTTTGGGACGAAATATTGGACTCGGCAGCACCGCCCTGCTGGTATCCCTTGGCCTTGCCGCCCTTCTTCAGCGCGGTCAGAGCGCCCTCACGCTCCTCATGCTTGATCAGCTTGGCAGGAGCGCCCGCTTTCTTGAGCAGGGCGACCTCTTTCTTGACGATGGCCTCTGGCTCCATCTTCATGCCGACCAATTTCTCGGATTTCACGCGAGTTTTGGCTTCGCCGCCCTTTTTGTAGCCAGCATCACGCTTTTCCGACAGGGCAATAGCGATTGCCTGCTTCGGATTCTTCACAATCGGGCCTTTTGACGAGCCGGAATGCAATTTTCCGCTCTTAAACTCGCCCATTACCTTGGAAACCTTGGCTTGACCCTTGGTTTCGCCGCCGCGAGCGTAACCTTTGGTGGTCGGACGCTCTTTTGGCGCTGAAAATGTGAATTCACCGTACTTGAGGTTCTTTCCCATGACTATTTCCTTTTCTGCGCCACGCGCATATTGTCTACAAGGGTTGGGTAGGGGCGACCAGCGGCTTTTGCAGCCCGCTTCGCAGCCGATTTTTGGTCTGACGAGAGCTTTTTAGGCTCCGGCAGATCCTTTGGGCGGGACTTGTCCCAAGGTGCTTTGACCTTGCCGCCCCTCTTGAATGCCATTTTCTGACCGATCATGTCAGCAATCCCACTTTCTCAGTGCCTTGTTGATCCGGGAGTCAGGATCTTTGGCTGTTTTGGATGATGTCAGCTTCGACTTCATGCCCTCCATGCGGGCGCAGAATGAACTGCGACGCGCAGCCTTAGCTGGACTCTTTGCTGCCGCCTCCTTGGACACCGGAGGCTTCAGATTACTGCCTGTGGCCTTATTGTAGGCATCCCGGCCCGCTTGATTCAAGCCGCCTTCAGGGTTCTTGTGCTTAGCAGTCAAGTTAACCTGACCTCCTTTTGCAAAGTGCCAACCCTTAATGATCGCCATGATTATGCCCAGTTACCGATCTGGGTATCAGCGCCAGTAGCACCGACAGGCCAGAGCATAACGTTAGAGCCAGCAACAACGGTCACGGAAGTACCGACCGCAGTCAAACCAAAGCTGAAGTCAATCGTACCGGCAACGCTCACATCAAACGAGCCACGAATCCTCGCCGTGAATGCACCTGCGGCAGCGCCAGAAGCAGCAGACACGGTCACCAGTGTATTGAAGCCAGTAGTGATTCGGTTCTGCATCATACTTGCAGCCGTTGGGGTTACAGCAGATGCAGCGAAGAACGAGATCACCTCATAATCGTGCGCCGTGATCGTGGCCCCCGTGGCCAAAGCATATTGCAGGGATTTCGCAGTGGCCGCTGTATTGGTGATGGTGACGTTTGCCTCATACTGGTATCGCGTACCAGCCTGCACAGCTACAGCCTTACCAAAGAGCGACTGGATGGTCGTGATAGCGCCATTACCAGTGCGGTCAGCATTAAGCTGGAACATCTGCATGGCCTGCAAAACAGCCCGCTCAGTACCGTTCGGCGTGAAGTACAGAGAGCGCCCCTCATACTCCATTGACCCTTGAAATGGCGTTGTCAACAGCACACCGGGGTCAAGATCCATCAGGGCGGTAGTGGCAGTGCCAGCGCCAGCATGAATCCACGCCGTGTTGTCTGGGATCGTGCCAGCGCCAAATGGCTGCGGCGTGTAGATCACCTCACCAACACGAAACTTCTCAGATGCAGGAGCGCCAGCAGACATAGTCCTAAAGACCATGTTGAATTCTTCGCTCAGCGCAGTGACAACAGTCGCAACCGACTCAATTACGCCGCCGATTTCATTATTGTTATTTGTTGTCTCTGTCTCAAATTGCATCGACGTACCAATTCCAATGGCTGGCGGATTGGAAGTCGTATGAGTCAGACGAAGAATTGGCGTGACCGTATTTGTCGCAGCATCTTGCCGTACAGCATGAATGCTGGTTGATGGTGCATCTGTATTGATACCAAGGAATTTGTCATTGGTGATACGCATGACTTCAGTGCCAGCAATACCATCAATCATGAGGGCAAATGCCATATCAAAATCTTCGATGTTTAATCCAAGATTTTGGGCTTGGGTATAGATAGCACCACCAGCCCTAAAGACATTTGACGAAGTCTCTGTCGCAAAATCAATTGCAGTACCAATACCTATTGCTGGAGCGCCGCTCGTCGCATGAGTGAATCGAGCTACAGCTACCGGGGCATTGTTGACCGCATCATTAACAAAAACCTCGAGTTGCGTATTTGGGGCAGATGTACCAATACCGACCCGACCTGTGCTTTTCAGGCGTATGACCTCAGCCGGTGAAGCGCCATTCAGCATTAAGTTAAATGCAAAGTCGAAGTCCTCAACACCAGTCGAAGCATCAACCTCAATCGCGTTAATAGATGCGCCAAGCTTCGCGATGCCAGCATTGTTCTCCGCAACGAACTCCATCCCAACACCGATACCATTGCCAGCAGCGCCGCTAGAAGTCAAATGCTCTAAGCGCAGGCCGGGGGTAACAGTGCTGAGGTTTGTGTCGGATGCAACACCGTGGAAAGTAGCGGCAGGGGCACTCGTACCAAGGCCAAGGCGATATGTGCTAGTGACCCGCATCACCTCAGACGATGTGCCGCTGACGATCAGCTTGAGAATGTTGTCGAAGCTTTCTGTGCCAGCATTTGGGTTTGTGCAGACGGACTGAATGTCCATGCTGTCTACAAGTGAGCCAGCAGCATTCTGCGAATTAAATTGAATGCCGACACCAAATCCAGCGGCTACAGTGCCGGATGTGGTGTGCTCGAAAACAGCGGCATTCGATACCGTGTTTGTTGCGCCATCAGAGATGATAAATGTCGGATTGTCCGAAACATACGTCTTGATCTGCGCCGCCGTGAGCTTGACAGACACAGACGATTGAACAGACTCAAACTGCTCAAGCCCTGTTAGGGCAGTACCAAGCGGTAACGCAGGTATGGTTATGTAAGCCATTTATGCCACCTGCTGGATGGTGATAATTGCAGACGGTGTTGCTGGACGAGTTGGGTTAATTTGAGGCGCAATATGAGAAAGCTCAACAGCGGAATTATTTGCAGACCACACAACTTGCACAAAATCATTTGGATTTACTGCAATCCCCATAATGTTCCAAGCGGCGACAATCTTTCCTGAGTTACCCCCGTGACTGGAGGGAACATCAATCTCAGTGTTTGAGCTTGGATAGTCAACGCCATTAAGACGAATCCAAAAGCTTGCGGTATGTATTTGCTGGTCTGAATTCGCAAGCTGAAACGAAAACATCAAGTTATATACACCCGGATTTGCAATCGTTATTTCCGTGTTATTGACAATAGAAATGCCTTGTGAAAACGCTGTGTTCTCAACGATTACAGGGTTCGCTGTATTTGCTACATAGTTCTGATCGAGGACGCTATAAAAAGAACCGTGGTTTGTTATCACGGCGTTGATGTCGTCGATAGTGGTTTGGACGTTTGCGCCGCTTTGAACAAGAGGAACAAGCTCTGCGCCAGTAAGCGTAGATGCGGCAGTCATTGCCGAAATTTTAGTGTTAGCCATCAGCCAACCTCCAATTGAATGTTGCCGCTAGTCTCCATCAGGAATACGCCTGTGGTTTCCATTGCGATGAACGAAACCGCGACCGGGGCTGCGCCTCCATAGAGATCCACAACCCCGCCATCGCCAACGTATTCACCAAAAGTTGCCGACGTAGTGACGTTCTTGGCGACAACACCCTCAGCAAACCCGTCAGTGGTGTTTGCTTGATTCGCTACGCCAGAGTAGCCAACGTAAGGCATTACTGGATACCAGCTTGAATAACTGTCATCTGCACGACACCAGTGCCGGTCACGACAACCTTGATCGCAGTCACAGGGAATGCGTAGTTGCCATCAGCATCGGCAATCGCAGCATTCAGCGTCGGGTGGTCGTACCATGTCGCAGTCGCCGGATTAAAGTTGGGCGCAAAGACATCATCGAATGTGTGCTGGACAGTGTATGTCGGCGAACCACTGGTGATGTTGCAGCCAATACCGACATTGAACGGACTGGTGTTTAAATTCATTACGCACAGGTCGCTAGAACCTGTGTTTGTACGAGTCACAACCATGCGTCTCATAATAGACTCCTGAAAAGAAGGGGAGCGAACTCCCCTCCCATTACTTCATTGCGTAAGTCACAGTGACTTGCCAGACACCCTGAGTCGTGAGGATCGTTCCGTTAGGATCAACCGTAGCAAAAACAGCAGTGTTATTGCCGACATCCGACATAGCAGTCAACTGAGCAGCCGTGAAAGACAGCGCAGTACGACCGGCGGCGAAGCAATCGGTGGCAGACAGGTACTGGGTTCCAGCCGCTGCGGTTCCAACAGTCACCGGAGCAGTGGTAGCAGTACCAGCACCAGCATCAGGCGCAGTCAGAGTATCAACAATGATGTCGATAATCTGAGAATTTGCCGGGATGCTGATGGAGCCACTGACAGCCGCGCCACTGTTGCTAGTCAACGAGATCGTCTGAGAAAGAACAGCGTAACCGCCATTTGTTTCCTCAGTCAAACCGCTGCCAGCAACAAGCGTCGAACCAAAATAGGTATGCGATAGGCTTGGCGTAGACATATCCTTCTCCTTAAAAGAAGCCGAGGGCGGTTAAGCCCCCGGCAGGTTGATTAGATGCCCGCAGTACCGTAAACGGTACGAGGATCAGTCCAACCCGGAATGTAACGCTCAGTTGCCTTGTAACGCATCGAATCGGTCTCGAAATCACCTTCCATCGATTTCTCAAGCGCACGACGCATCATCAGTTGCAGACCGACCTTAGCGTCAGTCTTGATCCACCAAGCAGTGGCCGAAGTCAGACGAGACAGGTTAGCTTGGCCGCCACCGAGCATACCCATCGACTTGACTGGGTTGATGTCGTTGTTGGCGTTGCCGGTACGCAGAACAGACTTCAGCAGAACTTCTGCTTGGAAGACGTTCGACGGGCCGACAACCAGCTTCTCAGGAGTCAGACGAATACGCTTGCCGTTGTTGTCAACAGCGTTGCGGATCTGAATCAGGATCTGCTCAAGCGAGGTCTGCGACAGGGCCGCAGGAGTGGTCAACTGGTTCGAGAACGAGCCAGAAGCGATTGGGTGGTTGGTGTTGACCAACGATACGCCATCACCACCAGCATACGCACCACCAGTGAACGAACGGTTCAGGATGTTCGCGCACAGGGTTTCCTTGGTCTCGATCAGCGACTGGGCCAAATGCTTGGCGTAAGTCTGGCCGATAGAGATGTGGTCACCGTCTTCTACGAGGACTTTGGTCAGAGCGAAAGCCAGACCATAGACCTTATAGACGTAACGTGCGTTGAACAGCACACCGCCCGATTGGTAAGTCACAGGCATACCGTCCGGCAGTTCTGGTGCAGCACCAAAACCGTACAGGACTGGTTCCTCGTGGTAGTTACGAGGAATACCCTGACGCTGAGTAAAGACCTGCTTCCATTCGTCTGCGCGTTGCTCGTAGATGCCATCGAACTCTTCGTTCAGGATTGGCTCGACGATGCTACGGAAGTCGGTGGAACGCATTGGAACGGCACACATAACCAGACCTTGTTTGACCATGAAGCCAAACAGGGCATCGTGCAGCTTGTGACCTACGCTTTTGAAAAAGCCGCTAACCTTGGAAATTGCGGCAGAGATAAATTTATTCATGTCCGCTCTCCTTAGTATGCAGCTTTATCAGCCACGTTCTGATGCTGAGAAATCTCAACTTGGCACACAACGTAGGTATCACCGAACGCATTGTCCGGGCCGGGGGTAATGCCAATCAGACGCATCTGGGCATTGGCAGCAGACGAGGCGGAATCCAGCACAGCTTGGCTCAGACCAGTGGTCAGCGAACCAGAAGTGATGTTACCGAAATCAAACTGCTCACCAATGTCGTCCACGTTGATCGTGCCGTTAGACTGGATCTGATAGACGATGTATGGGTCAAGGGTGATATAGGCAGTGATGTTGCTGCCGATATTGCCGCCAACCCACTTGTTGGAGACGCGACGACGACCGTCAGAATCGGTGAACTCCACGCCCATGAAAGTGCCGACGAAAGCATCGCCAACACCAGCAGGAACGACTACACCAGCCGAAATCTTCACAGGTTGATACTGGAGGATGTCAGTGCTGTAGTTGTCGGTCATCGTCATCGCCTGTGGGCGGACGAAACCACTAGAGTGATACACCGGCTGAAAGCCAAAAGGTGCATTGATAGTGTTCGACATAATATTTCCTTAAAAATATGTCTGTTCAAACCCTTGCACCCTGCAAACTCAATCAGTAAAGACAGGGCGCTCAGGAACGTGGCGCAAGTCTGCCATACCATCACCCTCAATGAGTCTCCCACCGGCCCGCTCAGCCTGCTCTCGCAGACCTTCGGTCATTGCCACCAGCTTCTCATCCTCACGCGCTGGCGCGTTGAAGTGAGCTTCTTCCATGAACATCTGATATAGACGCATTGGAAGCTTGAAAGCCAGCATCTCGTTGACCCCGATGAACCCCGCGTACTCGCCAGTCTTGATAGTGGCGTACTCCCAGCCGGGAACGTCTTCCGGCTTTACAGGCTCATATCCAAGACGTACACGAGCTTGAATCGTGTCGCGTGGGTTTGTTGTGGTCAACCAGCAAGTGTGATACCCCTGAATCTTTGGTAAGTCAGGCAAAGCGCTTTGAAAAAATTGCTGCCTAAACATCTCGACTCGATCATCGTCAGAGATCTCCCGGTTCTCAGTAACCTCACGATTCTGCGAGGCTCGCGATACGCGGGCAGGGTCTGCGATTTTCTTCAGTCTTTCGTCATTCATTTCTCACTCCTTATCAGCGAGTTGCGTTATTTGTTGTTCCGATCCCATTCAGCGTATTGCTTGAGCATTCGCTGCCTACGAACCGGGTCGTCCCATGCGCCGGACTCAATCATTGCTGCCTTGCGCTCGGGTGAAATGTAAACTTCGTTGCGGCTAGAACTTGCTGCCCGCTCTTTACCTGATCCCATTCTTGGGCCGCCTTTGGATTGCTGGCGGCTGCCGGGAGCGAGATTGCGAGTCAGGGCTGTCAATTCATGCCAATATTCCAAGCTGTTTGGATTATAGCCATCATTTATCAGTTCTTGGTCAATTTTCATAACTTCGCGCGACCGCTCATCCTTGCCGTTCGGATCGAACCAAGAATTCATCTTTGCCCAATCCTGCGCCAGACGATGCCCGACTGGGTCGAGCAAGCCTTGCGGCTCAGGTTGCTGTTGCTGCTGCGGGCGCTGCTGCTTCATCTGCATCTGGGCAACAGTCAAGTCCCTTGCGCGCGCAACAGCCTCGTCTCGAATACGAATCGCCTTGGCCACATCGTCACCGTTACCGGCGCTGACAGCCTGAGCGATCACATACTCAGCGGCACGAACCTCTTCATTCGCCTCATTCAATCGGGCCTGCAATGCATGAGCATCGGAGGTTGCCGACCGGCGCTCGATGGCCTGCATACGCTGGGCCAGCATGGCGTTGTCGCGGCGCAATTGCTCCAGTTCAGCCTTATCACGCTCCATCGCTGCCTTGCGGCGCTGGGCGCGTTCGGCCTTTTCTTCGCGGCGGCGGCGGCGCAGGTCTTCGCGGTCTTCGTTGTCCGCATCCAGCCTCGCATCCTCGCCATCGTCTTCACCGTCGCGGTTTTCGTCCTCAGCCTTAGCTCCGGCCTTGTCATCTTCCTCAACGGCAACGTATTCTTGCCCTTTGGCTTCGTCCTCATCTTCTTCAATGAGGGTATCGTCCGTTCTTGTGTTCATTATCGACTCCTTTCAGCCGTTAGATAAATGCTCGGATCTTCGTCGGATCGCCTTTGACCCGGCCAAGGATGTTCAGGTCATCGAACATCGCAAATTCAATCTCCTCGTCGCCCAGCTTGACCGTCCAGCGATCACCGCCGTACTTTGGGCTGCGGACGAAGTCGCCAACAGCGCACCATGCGCCCTCTGGCCATTGCTCCATCGTGTTCCGGTTGCGGTATGCCAGCACTCCGACCGCCACAACCTTTGCCACCTGCGTGTTGCTTGCTTCAGTCTTGCGAGCCTCTTCGGGGATATACAGCCCCGACTTGGTTTGCTGCTTTGCCCTGCGGATCTGGACAATCACTCGACTTCCCATCGGCTCAATCCCACAGTCAACATCTGGGAAAGCGTCCTCCAGCGAGTCATATTCCATTTCGATCGGGTTTTCTAATAGCATTTTCGTTCTCCAATGCTGGTTGTTAAAGCCTTGCGTCCTTCTCGTCCTTGTCCCTGAGCATCTCGTCGATCTCTTGCAGGGCGCGGTCTAGTCCGGCGTAGTAGCCGACCCTCTGACCGTACAAATACTCAATATTCTGGTCTGGCGCAGGTGGATGCATCACCGCATACAGTGCTGCCTGCTGCTGCGCCGCCTTCAGTTTGCCAATCAGCTTATCAATCACATCCCACCTTTCGGGGTTTTAGCCTCGAAAGATTTCATGCGAGTAAGATTCTTAGCGTCGCCGCTGGGTTTTGCTGGCGTAGGGGCGGGATCCTTACCGCTGCCCTTAACGTCAGTCGGGTAGCCCTTGCCCATCGCCATTGCCTTGTGCAAATTCAGTGCTTCCATGCCGTTCTCCTTACGGGTTAGGGTTGATGCCAGTGCCGGTAGACACTGCAACTCGTTCACCAGACGCAATTTCGAGCGCAGCAAGACGCTTTGCCGTGTCATTGTCATCTGAATTCATCTTCATGCGGGCAGCGACCTCCATCTGAGCGCGCTGATCCTCACGATCCTCGCGCATTCTCGTCTCTTCGAGGCGGGCCTGCAACTTCTGGATCTCTGCTTGGATGTCTTGGGCGCTTTCTGCCTGCTTTGCCTGCAATTTCTGGGCCTCAAGCTGCATCTTCTGCTGATCTGCCGCTGCACGACGCTGAGTTTCTGCCACTGCCGCTTCCTTGGCAGGGTCTTGGACGGGCGGCTGGATCGATTGCAGGTACTGGATGCACTCTTCGACGATCTCCGGGATGGCCTTCATGACCTCGTTGGCCTCTTTCACGACAGATTGGCTTGCTGCGGCCAGCATCTTGTCGTATTCGCGGCGCTCTTCCTTCGACAGATCCTTGAACATCCCCGAAATATCCACGCCAGCGGCCTCAGATGTGACAGAAACTGCATGAGAAACATACCAAAGCACCATATGCTCGCGAATATGATCCAGCAAGATCGGCATTGCGGAAGGCGCTGCCAGTCGGCTATGGCCCAGCACAGGCGATTGGATGAAGTCGAGGTGGGCTTGCAGGTGTGCAAGATGATCCTGATCAGGGAACGCGGCAATCGGACGGGACATCGTCGCAGCCAAGTTCTCGTTGACCGCATTCATCTCCTGAACTTCTGGGCGCGGCAGCAGCAGGTTGTCCCCATCAGGGATCTTCAGTTGCTTCAGGAATAGTTCCTCGACCTTGCGGGCATCATAAAGCTGCGGCTTGGCATCTGACCGCTGCATGACCGCCTGTACCTGAGCGAATCGCTGGGTCTCGGAGTAAATATTGGGGTCACTGACCGGGATAACGTCGAGCGGGCCTTCGAAGTCCTTACGATAGGCCAGCAGTTCGCCGGTCTCATCCATGATCTCCTGCTCGTCCATGTACATCCGGTTGATCCGGTACAGGACACCCAGCAGGCGCTCCATTGCGTTATGGATTCGAGCGTGGATCGAGCTAAACACGACCATGCCCTGCTCCATGCGGGCGAGCGTCGTGCCGACCGGGACGTTGGCATTCGTGTCGGCCAGATCCTCAAACGTCGTGCGGACAACGCCTTTGGCCGAGTCAACGAGGAAGCCGAGCAGGGTGAACAGCACCTGACTTGGCGGGTTGAACGGCATCGGCATCATGACCTTACGGATGTCATCCTGACCGAACGAGGCCTCGATCTCATGCACCTCGGTCGGGTCGATGCGGTCGGTCTGGCCACCAGCGCCGCCCTTCAACTTCAGCAGGCCGGGGAAGTTGTTGATGTGGCCAGCGTCGAGCAGCGCCCGCAGTGCGCCAGTGGCAGCAGCCGACAGGCCACCGATCATGTGGGTCAGGCCAATCGGGTACGCTCCACGCCAAGGCAGGAACGGGAACTCGACCATCCAGACCATCTCTTCCTGATTCTCGTCTTCCTCTTCCCAGTTACGGTAGATCGCCAGAACCTGCTTGCTGGTCTTGTCGATGGTAATGATGTACGGGGACACTTCGCCATCGATCTCGTAGAAGCAGGCGACCTCAAAGATCGTCCGCAGCCCGTCAGGGTTGTATGAGCCGCCATCCCGCCCCTCGATCTTGTCGTTGGCTCGCTCAGCCTTAGACTGATCAGGAACCATCGAGGCCATTGCGAGGTCAACGTCACGGTACATACCGGAATTCACCCGGCGCTGGTACTCTAGCTTGGTAATGTATTGAACGTGGGTTTTGCGCTCGGCAGTGTAGAAGTTGGTTGCGGCGTAGGGCAGGTAGACATCATCGACGGAGACGAAGGTTGGGATAGGCTTCTTGCGCTTGGCATCCCATGTCAGCTTGATGTACTGGACACCACCGAGGGGCATCTGGGTCGCCATCTGCTCAAGCTCAGCCCGGAAGTCAGGCATTTGCTTGGTCATCTGCCAGTTCAGGAACTTGGTCAGGCGCTGAGCTTTATCGTACTTCTGCTTCGTCATCTTGCCGATGACCTTTTCCTTCGCTGGGCCACCGGGCGGGAAAATCTCCTTGATCACCCGGCTGGAGAAGTCCACGCAAGCCTCGGTCAGCATCGGATGCACGACCTTGCTTGCGCCAACGAAATTAGCGCCGCCGGGAGCGTCATCTCCCAGACCAGTGCGGCGGATACCCTCTTCGTACTGCTCGTCGCGCTTCTTGCGTGACTCCTTGTCCTTCTCGATCAGTTCAGACAGTTCTGATCCGATTATGGCCAGTTCAAACTCTGGCATCGTTTCCGCGAGGTTGGCAAAGAACTCCGTCTCACCCATTGGTGGCGTGTCATCGATCTTGACCATCGCTCCGCCATCAGGCATATCGATCACATCAGGATCTTCGTCAACCGGAAACATCTGACCCGCTGGGTCTTCTGCTTCATCATCTGGGTTCATTGGATCGGCCATAGCACTCTCTTAAATCGCGTAAGGGTTTGTGTACTGCTTGAGCTTCTTAGGTGTCGGATCCTTCTTCGGAACCGTCACAGCCAACATATTCTTGTCGCTCAGGAAGCGGATTGCCTGAGTTGCCGAATCCATCAGGTCATCGTGCTTGATGGACTTCTCTCCCGTGAAGCTGCAAAGCTGCGACACAAGCGGCTCCGCCCAAGTCTTTATCTGACCCGGGCGCTTCTCGGACTCTACCACCCAAACATACCCGTGTGCAAATATGTGCGACACCATGTGCAGTCGCGCAAGTTTGTCAGCCTTGCCGGGATTGTACGGGTAAGCGAGGATCTCTTCTCTGGCCAGCATCTGGCGCAACGAGATGCCCGATCCCTTGTCCTCGATCAGCAGCAGGTCAGGCTTGCGTCCGACCAGATAAGATGACTTCGGGCCGACCATCGGCTTGATGATGGGCTTCATGTCGCCCTGCCCGTACTGGACGTTCATCTCCTGCTTCACGCGCGTGATCAGGTCTGGTAGCCCGAGGTGGTCTTCCCAGCAGTCGAGCAGGATGATGGCGGGCTTCTTGTCGTACTTGAAGTAGCCCCAGACTGAGCAGGCGCTCGGGTCAGGGTCACCCTTCTTGTCCACGGTCTTCTCGGTGAAGGCGGTGTCGAGCGACATAATGATGTGTTCGAACTCGGGCAGCGGCTTGTCGGCAGGCCACATCTTGAACCAGCTACGCTTGATGATCCCGTCCTCTTCAGGGTTGATCACCTCGGCGTAAATCTCCTGCCTACCAAGCTTTGTGCCTTCATATTGCAGGATCTGCTGCTTGAACTGGGGCGCGAGGTTGTCGAGGTTGGCGTAGGTCGAGGCGCGGGTGATCACGACATCCTTTCCTTCCCGCTTGATCAACTCCTTGACCAACTCCTTGGGCTTGGGCGTGGTCGAGGCGATCTGCCGGACGCGGTCGCCCAGTCGCATACCGAACTGAATCATGTCCCAAGCTTCTTGCAGGTAGTCCCAAGCCGCAAGCTCGTCGAACCAGCCACCGTGGAACTGCGGGCCTCGGAACCGCTCAGGCTCGGATGCCGGGATGCCCTTGATCATCGAGCCGTTGATCAGGTATAGCTCCTGCTTCTGGGACTTGTACTCTGCGATCAGTTCTGACGGGATCACGTTCAACAGGCCTGACTCGCCCTCAAAGCAGACGGACGATACGTCTGAGCTTGTCGGTGCAGCCACCAGCCAGCGAGTCTTCGGCTCCGACCATGCCCACCAACCAAGCTGCTCGGCTGCGGTGCGGGTCTTCCCGGCCCCCCGGCCTGCAAGCAGGAGCCAGATCGTCCACCACTCGTTCGGCGGCAGGATCTGATGCGCGTGAGCCTGAGCCAGCCACTTCATGCGCCACATATAAGCAACCTGCTGGGAACGCGGCAGCATCGAGAACTTCTCGACGATTGCCGGGTCTTTCAGGATGCTCAGGTCGGTCATCAGTAGCCCGGCTCGGTGTGCCAAGGGCGGTTGGCTTGGCGGCGGATAGCAGCGGGCGAACTGCTTAGGGATATGGTGTCATGGGCAGCGCGGAAAGTAGACAGGATTCGCTCGCGCTCTTCAGCCACGGCCCGCTCGACCATGTTGACGATGTGCGACTCCAGCAGGCCAATGACCTTCTGAGCGGTCTCGTCCACCGCAACGTCTGGGTCAACCCAGATCCGGTCGCGCTCGATCCGCATGATCACCTTGCTGTCCGGCATCATATGGATGGCATTCGTGGTCATCTCATCAGTCATCATGCATCTCCAGTAGCCTCGCCTTCATGCGCTCAGCCAGCCACAGGACTGTGCCACCATCGGCATAGCTGCTGGCAAAGTATTCGTTGCCCTCAAGGTCATAGCCCATGATCACCACGCCTTCGAGCTTGCCCTTAGCGCCCTCAAGCACCCGGTCAGGCGGCAGGTCGAGGCGTGTGATGCCAGTGAACGGGATGACTTTACTCACTTCAGTCCCCTTGCGAGGATAGCGTCTTGGATATTCAAAGCAGCACTCGCCTCGTGGTCAGAGCCGGAGTCAGCATAAGCCTCGCACACCTTCGCACAGGCATCACGCTCAGCCTCTACAGCCTCACGGCGGGCTACACAGGCAGGCTTGTCGCACTGGTCACTACAGGTATGGATGTCATCCCACTTTACCCGCTCCCGCTCGTCGGCCAGCACCGCAGCCGTGTATCTCCGCAGGTCTTCCATCGTGCGGGAGTAGCCAGCAATGTCCCAGTCAGTCGCCTTGAGCCATAGTTCTTGGATCTTCTCGTCGGTCATGCTCTTCCTTCAAATGGGCTGTCCATCATCATGATCTGCTGGGCGGCCAACTGAGCCTGCTCATCATCCATCTGATCGAGGTTGATGATCTCGCCCTGAAGCGTCATCACCCACTTGAGCCGCCTGCCGTTGATCATGTGCTTGTCGCGGAACCACTCCACGAACTCCCGCTGGGTCAGCGGTGCGGTCACTTGTCTCTCCGCGCCTGCTCCATTTTGGTCAGCAGGTCAGCAAAGAATGTCGATTCAGGGGTTACGGTCAGCGGGTTGTCCTTGTCACCGGCAATGATCTGGCGGTCGCCATACTTCTTCGGCTTGAGCTTCGCGGCGATCCATTTGCGGCTATCTATACGCAACCTCATCCAATTAACATGGCCTGCGTCAACCCTAGCAATCCCTTTCTCATCAACCACTTGAGATGGCTCAGTATCGGCAATGTCAAGAATCTCTTCCTGCATTGTGTCGGCTTGATCTTCCTTCGCTTTCGCGTACTGGTGGAGGAATATCTCATTCTGAGACATCCACAAGTAGACAGTTTTGATGTCTGGCATCATCGGGTCACGGCAAATAGACTTCAATGACTCCCCCTCCACCAGCCTAGCGCATATCTCTGCCGCCTTGTCTTCGCTATATGATGATGGCCGCCCAGCCTTTGCCTTATTCATAACCCACTCCAGCAGCCAAACAAGTCTGGCCTTTTTTCAGCGGCATATTTCAATTTTGCAACAATTGATTTGTATTTTTCTGGGTCAGCCCCCGGTCTCTGTAAGAACTTTAAACCTTGAGCCATAGCCCTTTTCATTTCCCACACTCTTTGGAAAAGCGGGTCACTTTTCCTTCTCTCGTTCAAACGAACGGCATTTTGTTTGCAAATCTCTGGAGAGCAGGATGGTGAATTTCCGCCATTTGCCATGTTAAGGAGCAGGCCTTCAGCCCGATATTGAGAAATCATTGCTTTTTCAAGCGACTGCCAATCTTCGGAGATTGCGGAGGCCAATTCAACCATTTGTATCGGCCTGCCATTATTTATTTGCTCTGTAATCCAAGAATACAGGTTGCTTTTTTTTGTGCGGGAACTGGAGATATGCGTTTTGAGCCTAGCTTGGACGTTGTTTGCTTTGCCAATGTAAACAATTTTATTGGTAACTGGATCGATAATTCCGTAAATTTTTGAAAACTTTTTCGTTGACTCGGACATCTCAGTCTCCGGGTTGATTTGATTGACGAACTATAAACGCATTACTTACCGTCATCAATCCCAAGCTCGGTGTCCAGCCATTCGTCCAGCTTCTTATGTAGCTCGTCCCGGCGCATCTTGGCTATCGTGCGGCCATCCTTGATCTTCAGCGGGTTCAGCATACCCTCCTTGAAGTTCAGGCCGGTCACGATCTCGAATCGCCCCTCACCAATCCTTGCGTGATAGACGATCCCCTTACTAGCGTCTACGGCTGTCTCGTTGCTGATCACTTGCCAGCCTTCTTGCTGCCCTTCTTGGGCTTCTCTGCGGCTAACTCTTGCGGCTCTGCAACTTTATCGTGGGCGGGCAGCGGCTCATCTTGCTCGACTGCAACTTTCTCAAAGATTGCGGTCTCATGCTCAGCGGCAGCGTTCAGTTGGTTGATCAGTTCCTGAATCCAGCCCTTCAGCAGTGCCGATTGGATCTCTTTGGACTGGTCAAGGAAGTCGCCCGGAAGCAGGACGCTTGTTTCACCAGTGCTGTAGTTTGCTTTTAGTTTGCCGCTCATGGTTCCTCCGTTACTTTCTCGTAAGTTAATTCAAAAATGTCTGGCTTACAGGGATAATGCTCGCCCTTGACTCCGGTAATGATCCAGTCCCCGGGGCTGACAATGTGGCCACCCTCAAGGGTATTGATCCAGCCGCACCCTTGCATATCTTGATTAGGTGTCTCAAAGGCGCTGACAGCAGGGTGGTCACCAAGCTTAAACCATTGGGTCGCCTCGATCACTACCGGCTTCTTGACGAACCTCATAGCTTGTTCTCGTCAACGCGATGATCGCCACACCAGTCCATCGGGTAGACAGCCGGGAAGCCAGACATGGTCGGCGCGTGTTTGCGGCAGCGACCGATCTCCGGTGCGTTGGGGTTACCTGACTGCTTCTTGACGTAGGAAATGCAGGTCTTGCAGCGCATCCCCTCACTTCGGTGCTTCCATGGATCTGAGTCGCTCATACAGCCTCCTGTCAGTTATTTGATTGCTGGTGAGATGTTTTGCAGTCGGGCCAACTTGTCCGTATTCTTTCAACGGTGAGCCGATAGCTGTTACTCGCCACCAACACGGATGGGAACTATCTGGCGTTGCAACCTTGCGTACCGGATACCAAACAATCCCCATTCGTGTTGCCCCGGTGATCAACCCAGAGTCACGCCCCGTCTGTCCGGGGTGTCTGCTACTTTTCCTGCCAGCGTCATAGCTATCCGCTTCGTTGTGTTCGAGTTTCACCTACAGGCCGCTATGCTGATCGTCACCAACACGGCTGAGGACTCAGTTACGATTGCGATCCGTACAGAGTACCGGGATGAAGGACAGATAACGTGTTGTGGCCACAAGTGACGTTAGAGCTTTCCACTGACCGGCTTCATCCTGCCCAAATCCTCATGCGTGTTGGTGGAAGAGGCTGGATTTGCACCAACTCACCCGCAGGAACGGATTTACAGTCCGTCGCGCCTCGCTATCTGCGCCGCTCTTCCAAAACCGTTGTCGCGTCTACAGCCATCCACCCGGGCAGCTTCGTGCTGATCTCGCCCGCGACAACGCAAGCTATTGTAACTTGATATTAATTTTGAGTGAAGCCTAATCTTTGCCAAACCCGCTAACGTATGGGATGCCCATCATCTCATCTCGATGGCGCAGAGCCTCATGGTATTCGTCCAGCAATGCATGGGCCTCTTCCCATGCGCCATTATCTAATAGCATCACCTCCAACATGATGGCCAGCCGGTGGGCAAACCGATCCCCTACATCATCTGGCGTGTTCATTCCACGCCCTCGGCCTCTGCTGGGCTTGCACCCATCTTCTCAAGGGCTTTGTGTCCTTGCTTCCGGGTTTCCTCATAGACCTTTTGCAGATCGCAAATTGCATCCTGCAAGATGTCCATCTTCAGTATCCAATAGGCATCATTAAAATCTTTTGAGAATGCAATTTTTATCTCGTCGATACGGGGGTTGTATGTGACGCTGAATGCTCTCATGCTTTATTCTCCTTATGGTTGTTGATCTGGGTTATTCCTTGCGGCGCTGACGGGTAAACGCTCTGGCGCTGGTCAATGGTCAAATCGTTTGTGTAACGCAGCGCCCGAACGACTGCCGGGGTCAATGCAGTGAACTGCTTCGGGTTCGGCTGGTCTGGGCAAATCGTGATGGTGTACGGTAATTTAGCCATTGTTGTTCTCCTTAACTAAGTATCGAAGCTCTACCGTCTGTGCCGCCTCTCGCAGCTTTGATACGGTGGTCTTCTTCATTACCTCAATAGCGATTGCCACAAAGGTTTCCAACTCCGCCCGCTCGTCATCCCCCCAGCCGATCAGACCGGCCACCGCTGACTGTAGGCGCTCATCTTTCAGCTTGGCAACACGCTCAACCAGATACTCCAGATCCTCCCTTGGAATAGCTGCTCGCTGCTGCAATATCTCCTGCATACGCCGCGCTTGGATAGCCACAAAGTCAGCATCAGGACGCAGTCGCTTAGGCATTCTTGGCTTTCAGTGCGGCTTCGATGGCGCGACAAAATGTGAGCAACCCAGAGTTTTCATCGCAAATGTCGCCACCCAACACTTCACTGATCTCCATGTCCGTCAGACCAACCCACTTACGTCTTGCCCGATAAACAGGCTCCCAAAACGGCAGGTTATGCGGCATCTGGCTAAACATCATCCGGCCTTCGTCATCCTCATATATCCAGCCAATTGGCTCATTCATTGTTCTTCTCCTATTGAACGTCACGAATAACTTTTTCTGGTACTAGCCGTCCGTTTTTATCTTCTACACGGCAACCGCCTTTAATAGACCAATCACTTTTTCTGCCGCTGTCTTTCCATCTGACCGCGCAACCAGCCTCGTCTACTGCAAATGCGCCCCACAAAATTGCAGCAAAAAACACGACTCCACCTAGCAAAATTATCAGCATGTCTTTCATGTGTTCTTCTCCTTCAGCTTGGCTTCGATGGCTCGCGCAAAGTCTTGCGAACTGATGTATCTCTCGCCTTTGCGTTTCAAAGCAGTGATCTCGTCATCCGTCAGCCCCTGCCAGTTGCGCTGTGGTGGGGCGGTGTAGAGTGGAATGTTCCGATACTTACGGCCAAACGCGCTTTCTTGCGGAACTTCATAAATCGTTGCACCACCATCTTTACTGAACTCGCCTTGCCAATAACCAACCGGCTCCGGTTCAGGCTGCGCAAGTCGAGCGCGGAGGGCTTCGACTGTTTGCTTGCAGCGATCTATGTATGGCTGATCGTCGCTTAATGCTGCTTGTAACGCATCCAGCACAGACTGCGCTTCCTCGCGGGTTAGTGTAATGGTCATAATTTTCCTCACAAATCAGGGTCAATCCAAAACCCATCGCCAAAGATCAGCGGGATCGGGTCATATTCTTCGCCTTCGGCTTCCATTAACTGCTTTTGCAATGCAGTGCATTTGGCATGCAGTTCCGTCACTTTGGCGTAAGCCTCTTGGCCTTCTTCCATATATTTGTTGTGCAATTTTTTTAAGTCGTTAATTTCTTTTGGCGTCATTGTTGTTTCTCCTCATCTCCAAAATCCATATCAGCAGGGTGCGGCACATCGTCATGCACAATCACGCCATCTTCTTCAGGCAAAAACTTTCCGCAGATAACGCAGTAGTAACCTTCCGCGCGGGTTAGTGTGATCGTCATTTGGTTTCCTCCATTGCCCACCGTTTCAGTTGTAGCATCTTGCGTATGTACCAGTTGATCCATTTGTTCTCGTAAATCTTTATCTTGCTCACGTTGTTAGTCATTGTTGTTCTCCTGATTTACGTTCTCGTCCAGCCACGCCTGAACCTCGGTGCCGCTCCACATCTTGCGTAGCATCGTCGGAAACTGCACTCGTTCGCGTTGTGGTGGGGCGGTATTAATCCCGCACAATTTTGGCTTATCAATGCAATTAACGCCCCCTTTTCCTAAGCAGTAATAGCCACACACAGGACAGCTTTCTTCTGTGTATTTTTTCTCTTCCGGTTCAGGTGCGCTAAGTCGGGCGCTGAGGGTTTCGATTGCGGAACGCATCATGGCAAAAGCTTCCTTTGGGCCAACGCGACCCGGCATCATGTGATAGTCACCATGTGCCTGCTGCATCGCATCCAGCACCTGCTGCGCTTCCTCGCGGGTTAGTGTGATGGTCATTTATTAATCCTCTAGGTTTTGCTGCCAATAATGCAGCTTTGTCATTTCTAACACCCCCATAACTGTTGCTATGGTCATGTGGTCGTACTTCTCTGCATTTATAACAGCGCGTAATTCATCCATCAAATCTGCGCCCATTGCTTTTTGGTCTGACGAAGGGATTACTTTCAGTACAGCTTTCTTATCAGTCATTGTTGTTTCCCCGCATTGTTTTAGCAATTAGATAAAGACATTTTTGCGCTGCATTAGTAAGCGACATCCCCTCGTTGCGCTCATGTATTAACGACAATTTAGCTACGCCTTGAGTAACCCGTACATTGCCTATCCAAACTGTGCAACCAGCGTATGCCACTGGTTCAGGTTCAGGTGCGCTAAGTCGGGCGCGAAGGGTTTCAAGTGCCTTAGCTACAAGTTTATGATCGTATTGATCTACAATTTGCTCATGTTCCCCGTCGTAAACCCAAGTTTCATCGCAACTATTTAGCGCATCCAGTACCTGCTGCAATAGCTCTCTGTCAGTCATTCCATCCCCTTTCCAATCTCAGCCGCAGCCCTGACAATTGCCCTGCGCGTGGCGGCGTATGGATCATCTCCCTTGATTTCTCCCGAAGGTACTGTTTGCTCTGCATTGTCAACAACAACGTTTGCCAACGGTACGCCTTCTGCTTGAGTCCATGAATGAAATACAAACAAGTTGCACTTAACCATCAACTCAAACGCTTGACTGCTTTTTTGAAGCGGATCCCATCGCACCAAACTAGCAAACCCGCCGCCTACATAAGGAACAAACCACCCATCATCCGTTTCATCCCATCCACCCGTCATCCCCGCCGCCTTCGCTGCAAGTTCTAATAGCTCTCTGTCGTTATTCATTTTGTTTCCTCACAGTACGATGGTGTACAAACGAACTGGCTTTGATTTATCCAAGTTGCCCATTCCGTTAAGCAATTTAATCAATTCGTTTTTGTCTTGATGTGTGTAAGCGTAAGGGGTGCTTGAGTATTCAAAGAAATACACGCCAACATAAACGCATTGACGGACGGTTTCAAAGTTCTTGATTTCTCCAGCATCTTCTATTTTTATTGTGTCGTTATTCATTTCCCCTCCGCTTTGGCAAGTGCTGCTTTGCATCTTTCAATGTAAGGCTGGTCATCGCTTAATGCTGCTTTCACGGCCTCCACCAACTCCGCATTCAGCGCATCCAGTCGGCGTAGTTCTTTTGCCGCGCTCCATGCCCGGGTTTGAAAGTCCAACGTTTTATCAAGCTCATCAGCCAGCCACAGTGCTTCGGATTGTTTGTCAGTCATCGTCCTTCACCTCCCAAATAGTTGTAAACCCCGGCGGCATCAGCGCATCAGGATTGCACTCACACGGCATACCTGCGCCATCACAGAAAATGCAGTTGTGTGCCTCTTTGTTCGGATGGTTCTCGCACACCCACAGCGTGCCGTTGCAGTTGGGGCACGGTTGTTTGTCAGTCATGATGCGTATCCATCCATAATGAACTTGTTCTTGGCTTCTTCTAGCGCACCGATAATTACCAACCTATCTGGCGCGGTTGAAGTCAGGATTTTGAATTGCCCTTTGTCCTTCCAAAAAGACAGCACAATTACGGTGTCAGGTTCTTGGTCAATGGCTTCGTTCAATGTGATCTTTGCCTGTACCTTGTGGTGGTCAGGGATGGTTAGCGTTTTTAGTTTGCTCATATCAATCCTTTCCAAAGCCGCTGACGTAAGGAATTCCAAGCGCCTGATCGCGATCAAATAATGCTTGCCGGTACTCATCAAGCAGGGCGCAGGCATCGTTGTATGTGCCCGTCGGGTCAAGCAGGGCGCACTCCAACATCACCGCAAGCCTGTGTGCAAATCGGTCGCCAACATCGTCGATCATAGCTTGCGCCCCCTGACTAGCCTGCAACGCTCACGCTCTTCTGGCGTGAAGTCCGGGCTGATCTCAGCAACAGCACAAAGCCTGTGCGGCTTGGGCGGGTACTTGGCCAACAGATACACAATCGTCCCAGTGAAGAAAACGACCCCGGCTATGTGGGCAAAGACCAGCGCATTGAGAGCCTTATTCATGCTCCACCTCCACGGTTATGCGGTAGCGTTTCATATGCTTGTCGGTAACGTGCATGATCTTTTTTGTGGTGGCCAACGACCCATCCTCATGTAGATCGTATTTCATGCGCGTAACGCTCCTGAGCAACTGATGCTCATCAACATCATTGGCGAGCAGGTTGTCGCGGATCAGCGTCATGATGTAGTCGCAGTATTCAAGCATTGTTCTCTCCTGTTGCCTTGGCGATAGCTTTTCTAGCCCCTTCTACTGCCTTTACCAAATCCGATATTTCTGATGATGTGTCTGGGTAATCACTAGCTTTACGCATTACAGAATCAAACTTAATTAATGCCACCAACAGATCAGGCGCGGCGGCAATTAAATAAGCGTTAGCTTTATCTTCCTCACGACTGCGTAGACTATCAAGTGGCGCAGCGAATTTATCCCAAATCAACGCAACGTCTGATCGTTGTGTAGACACGCCTATACCGTGATCGTGAAAAAATGGAGTCCAAGGCCCCGGGGTATGCTTATTCATCGTCACTCTCCCGCTCGTAACGTGCGTCGAACATAGCGTCCAGACGGGCTTCCTCGCGGCGCTCATACTTCCAATCAACATCTTTTGCCCAATCTGGCAAAGAAACTGGCGTTGTATTTTCCATGATCAGTTTTCCGAAAAAGCCCGGATTGCTCCGGGCGGGTTGATTAGAAGTTGTAGTCGTAAAACTTGACCGGCTCGTCGCCAAGCGCAAAACGGCGACCGTGAGCATCTTTCCAGCCATTCTTGCCGAGACGGATGCGGAACACGCGACCCTGCTCGTTCGGGGTTATGAACCAATTCTGGTCGCGCTGGTTAGAGCAATGAGCCGAGAAGCCGCCAACGTGGAACTCCAGCTTGACCGATTCGTCGCGCTCGCAATGCATTTCGCGAACTTCGAGAGTCTTGTCGCTGACAACACGGATAACTTCATATGGGTCAATGTCGCTGTAGCCGAGGTGGTTTGCATATTTCATGATTCGCTCCTTATTCAATGTCCTGCGAAGTGCAGTGATGTAATCTTAGGTTAAACGATTGGGGGTCGTCAACCCCTTTTTGCAAATATTTTTAATTTATTTTTATGGG